CCTTTTTTGTGCGATTTTGATTTCCTTTACTGTCTATAGTATACACCCATTGAGTGTAAAAGTCAAGACTTTTTTGATTTTTTACGCCTATTGGGTGCAAACATCGAGCGTCCGCACAGTCCTTCTCTGTGTGGGCGCTTTTCTTTTTTGCTCACAGTAAGCAAGCTCTAATCAAGTTTAAGCAAGATTTAAGCAAGGTTTAACCAAGATTTTTTGTCCTTCGTTTTACCTTCGTTGTCTTTCGCTTTTTGCTGATGTAGTACACTGGATGCACAAGGAGGGATGTATTATGAGCTATTATCCGACACCCGGAACGCCCTACGTTCCGCAGCAGCCCGTCAATCCTTACGGCGGCATGGGCACAGTTGGGCTTGCCGCTCCCCTACCGAGTACGCAAATGCAACAGGCACAACCGCAACGTCCGCAGCCGATGAATGGGCAACAGCCTGCTCAGCAGTCGGCACAAGATGGCGGCTGGTTGCTTGGCAGACCTGTTTCCAGCAGAGAAGAGTTTTTGGCAATACCGTCTGATCTGTACGGCAGACCGACCTACTGCCCAGATTTGCGCAGCGGCGTGATCTACTGCAAGCGGCTCAACCCGGACACCTGTGAATCCTATGTGCAGGAATTTTACAGCCCGGAAGCATGGCGGCAAATGCAAGCACAACAGGCACAGCAGACCACTGCACCGACACAGCAGTATGTGCCTATTGAGCAGTACAACGCCCTTGTACATCGGCTGGATGAACTGGAAAAGTGGCAAAAGAGCTTTTCTAAGCCCACTGCCGCAGCGAAGAAAGGAGAATAAGCGATGTCATCTCCGTTTGATATGATTACTCACAGCCCTATCATGCAACTTGCAAATCTGGCTCGCGCCGGACAAAACCCGATGGGGCTTATCCAGCAGCTGGGTGGGCAGAGCGCCCCCATCATGCAGGGGCTAAACCTGATTCAGGGCAAGAACGAAGCACAGCTCCGAACGATGGCGCAGAACCTCGCTAAAGAGCGCGGCATCGACCTGAACCAGCTGGCAAGCGTCCTGAATTTGACGCTTCCGAAGTGAGGAGGCTTTACAATGGATGATTTTGAAAACAGCCATTCCGAAAAAGATTTTGACATCAACAATCTGTGCGGCGATGACAAAATATGGGTTCCTTTAATGCTTGGCTTTATTTTCGGTGCTGCCGGCAAAAATTGGGATGACCCAAAAGATAAAAAGGACAACCTTCCAAGCTGACTTAACAATCCTAAAATAAGCATTCCTCTAAGCGAAACGCTTCTCAGTTTTGCGGACTTGACAAAAACCGCTTTTGTTTGGCTTCGCCCATCGCATACGGCGGTGGGATAGCATAACGCAAAACTGAAAGGAGTTTTGTTATGGACGATTTTGCAACTGGCTATCTGGCCGGGCAGGACGGCGGCAATAACAACGGCGGATTCTTCGGCAACGAAGGTCTGTGGGCGGTTATCATCCTCGCCATCATCTTCGGCTGGGGCAACTACGGCAACGGCCGGAACGGTGGCGACAACGGCATGAACGCTTACATCCCCTATCTGGTCGGCACTGGCGCAACTGGTCAGGGCGGCGCAGACACCCGTGCGGCTCTGTCTGAGGGATTCTACCAGCAGGATACTTCCCGTTCTCTGGCAGGCATCCAGAGCGGTATCTGCTCTCTGGGCTATGACCAGCTGGCACAGATGAACGGCGTCAATGCCAACATTGCGAACGGCTTTGCTGGCGTGAACAGCGCCATCTGTCAGCTTGGCTACCAGAACGCACAGCTCGTGAACGGTCTGGAACGTAGCGTGTCTAACGGCGACAACGCCATCAACCTTGCCATTATGCAGGAGGGCAACGCTCGGCAGGCCGGTCAGACCGCACTTGCCACGCAGATTGCATCCTGCTGCTGCGAGAACAAGCAGCTCATCGGCGACCTGAAGTACACCATCGCACAGCAGGACTGCGCTACCCGTCAGGCTATCGCAGACAACGCCCGCGCCATCGTGGACAACTGCAACGCCAACTTCCGCAGCATGATGGACTACTTCACACAGGATAAGATCGCCACTCTGACCGCTGAGAACCAGAGCCTCAAGTTCGCCGCTTCTCAGGATCGTCAGAATGCGCTTCTGACCACCGTAATGTCTCAGCAGACTGATACCATCCTGAACCGGGTCAATCCTCGTCCGATTCCCGCTTATCAGGTGGCAAACCCCAACGTTGGCGTGAACTGCTGCGGCTGCTGCTAACCAACACACTCCCCGATAACACCGGGTGAACCATCGGGGCAGGGGTAAGACACCTCTGCCCCTGATTTTTTAGGAGGAAACTACTATGGCTTGCAAAACAAGCTGCAAACTCTGCCCGCACTTGGTCATCAGTCAGGCGGTCACGTTTGCCGACGATACTCTGACCATCAACATCCCTGCTGGCGCATACCAGAACGGAGAGAAGTATTGCATCGTGGTTGCCCAGAGTATCCCGGACACGACAACCATCAACGCCCCTGTTGTCATTACCATCGGCGCAGGTACGACTGCATACCCTCTGACCGACTGCAACTGCGCTCAGGCAACCGCCGAGAGCATCCACACTCGCACTCGCTATGCTGTTCGTGTTGCAACGTCTGCCACCGGCACAGGCACGTTCAAGTATCTTGGCTGCTTCTGCCGTTCCCACGCTGGCGCACCTGCGTCCATTTCCTAAGGAGGTATAGATTATGGGCAAGAACAATTTTCGCCGCATGATGATGCTCCGTGACCACGACAAAAACCGTGAGCCGGAACGTGACCGACTTGAAGAAGAGCGTGACCGCAGGGAGCGTGAGATGGAACGCCGTCTGCGTAAGCTGGAAGGCGGCAACGACCGCTATCCATACTATCCGCAGGAGGAGAACCGCTACATTGACCCCTACCCCATCCCCCGCTACCCTGACGTGGAGAATGGGCGCAGAATGCCGCAAATCGGCTTCTCGCAGAACGGAGACTGGGACAAGCGTTCTGGACAGTACGAACGTGGCGGTGCAGACAGCCGTTCGATCAGGATGCCCCGTCAGCACCTCACCCACGATGAAGCAGAGGAATGGTGCGACAGCATGGTAAATGCCGACGGCACGAAGGGCTGTCACTGGACGCTGGAACAGACACAGGACGTTGCGAAACAGCGCAGCATCAACTGCGACCCGAACGATTTCTGGGCGGTCATGAACATGATGTACTCGGATTATTGTCAGGTCGCAAAGCGTCAGTCCGTTGACACTCCGGGCTTCTACGCTGACATGGCAAAGGCGTTCCTTGAGGACGCAGATGCCGCAGATGGCAAGGCATATCTCTACTGGGATTGCATTGCTGATAAGTAAAACAGAACCCCCTGTGTAGTCGGTAAAAACTACGCAGGGGTTCTTTACGTTCATTTTTTGGTTTTTGCCCCTCTGTCTTTCATGTACTCGGCAAATTCAGGGGCGTTCATGTTCCTAAAAAGGAAATCCGCAGTGTACTTGCTTTCATCGTCTGCAACCCAATATCGATTTTCTTCAATCATAGAAAGTTCATGCACCACGTACCAAGGCGTGAGCTTTGAATCTAATCCATTGGAAAGAAACCTCACCTTAAACCAGTGCGGGTTTATATGCCAAAAAATCCTGTCAACAAGATTGACATTTTTGAAGTCGGCATAGAACAAATCTTTGAACCAGCCTAGTTTCGTTCCTTTGCTTTCAAAAACATCCCTAACATTATTGAGATAAAAACTTCTGATTTCTTTGCAGTGGCTCGGAAGATAATGAAACATTTTGTCTCTGGTATGAAAAACCACCTTGCCCTCATCCTCACTACATATTCCATACAAACACCACTCCGATTCGTGATGGCCTAACACTTTTTGTTCCATTCTGTTCCTCCTACGCCCCTGTGCGGTCATTGTGACTACACAGGGGTTTATTGTTATCTCCAAATCATAAAGCACTTATTGTCTACGCAATCTTGAAGAATTTCTTTGAAGTCCTTGAACTTTGCAGGATTTTCTCTGCCAGCATATCCGTAAATAATGCTATCGTCATAATCACCTATAACTTTCAAGATTTGCTTGCAGGCACCGTATCTGATTTTTCCGTCACAGTCCGATTGATAAAGGAAATCTGCAATTTTGATTGGAAGTTCCTTGCTTTCAACCAATCGCTCTGTTTCGTCATTGTACGATTCAAGAGCGTGTTCTTTTTCGGGAGAGGGTATGTCGAGAATGTCATCAAGCTTTTTATAGTGTTCTCCGACTTCCGAACCAACAAGTTCTGCAACTTTCGTTCTCAACTTGAAAAAACCGAAATAGCCCACATCCATTTCACGCCCAGTCTTTTTGCATTTGATGGTTACGCCCATTCGTCAATCCTCCAACGAATTTGTGTAGTACAATTCCATATCCGCCTTGTACGCGTCTAGTTGTCTTTTGCTATCCACAAGCGTGTTAAAGCTAAATCCCGCTACAAAAGATACAGCAATGGACAAAATCAAGTGCGCTGCAACCCATTTACCAGCTAAGATAAAAGGAATCTGAATTGCTACGGCAAAAGCATCGAACAAAAGAACGTAAACTCCGTGTTTGACCATTTTCTGTAAACGGCTAATGCTTCCTTCGTAAAATTCTTTCGACATCTTCATACGTCAATCCTCCATACAACTTAGCGTTTATCTTCCGATCAACTCTTCAATATACAGCGTTTCAAATTTACACAGGGGTTCTTTTATTCCCAAAGTACAGATTTGGCTTTTATGTCAAATAAGTCTTGCGGATGGAATACAAGGCTCTTATCAAGCTCAACTATGCCAACGATTGAGAATTTGCCGGGGACTTCTCGCTCGATTTTAGCTTTTGCTTCATCCTTGTCATTCGCAAACAACACGAACGGAGTTTGAAAGTGTCTGCATTTTTCGTTATCATCATACTGGATTTTGACCCAATAGAAGTTTTCGCATTTTACTTCTTTCGATGTTAAGTATTTTTTGACACTTGAGGTGTCGTAAGTGCAATACCCGATACACTGCGGGTTTCCGTATTCTTCCATAAAATTGTCGTTTCCAATACGAGTTACCAAAACCATGTGAACGTCTTTCCAGCCAACACGGTCATCATTGACCGGTTTATCGTCCATAACAATATCATCAGGGTCTATCACTTTCTTGCCAACCGCCAAATTCCAATTATTTGCAATATAATGTGTCATCTGATACCAGTTGTCAAATGTTTTTACTTCTTTCATGGCATCTTCCAAAGAACCACGATGAGGTCTATAAACAATCATACGTCAATCCTCCAAGAAGTCCTCTAATTCAATCTTTCCCTCTGCCGCTGCAACTGCCAGAGCGTAAACGAACTGTCCAATCGTCATTCCGTGCCGCCTTGCTTCACGGTTGATGTACTTGCGCTCTTCCTCGCTCATAAGGATGGTAATGCGCTTTGAACGCTTGCCATCGCCGCTTGCAACACCCTGATGCGATTCCGGCATTGGGATTTTTTTCTTCGTCAAGCCAGCTTCGGCTAGTGCGCTGGGAACATCGCCCTGTTCGATAAGACGTTGAACTTCTTTCGCCAGTTTCAGCTTCTTTGGCTTACTTTCGCCTACTAAGGCATTATTCGGCTGTGTTCCGCTGTCTTTGGCTTGCTTCGGCTTAATACTGCTTAACTGTGCTTCATTAGGCTGTACATGGCTGTCTGTGGCTTCACTGGGCTTAATCGATACTTGTTCGGCTTCGTTCGGCTTTGCTTGGCTTACTTTTTCTTCCTTTGGCTCACTTTGGCTTAATGTCTGCTCCGAAAAAATAGGCTGAAAATCAAATCCACCCAACAAGCCGGATGATTTTTTGCTGGTTGATTTCATTTTGCTTCGTCCTTCCTCTCTTGCTTCGCCGGTTTCGGCTTCGGCATCCAATGGGTTATATGCGAATCCTGTTCTTCAAAATAATAGAATCCATCTTCTGGCCAATAAAACGCCATTGCGCCTACATATTCGCGGCTACTAAGATAAAAAGCGTTGCTTTTTCTGTCGTAAACAGCAGTTTCAACCTCTTCAAGTGGAAAACTGTCCACGTCCGCAATTGACACAAGAACCGTCTCATCTCCATCTTCCGTATACGGAAGAGCGTCTTTCACGCTTATCCATGCCGGATATGTGTCTGGCACATCAAAACTATCCGCATCAATAGAATCAAGACAAGTCCCGATACCACAAAGATACTCGCTATCATTCGGACGGTGAAGTGCTTCCACTTCGTTGTAATGGCTTTGCAGATAATCTCTTAGCTTGTCTGCGTCAATCAATCGCATTTTTATCCCCCTCCACAATCATCTGCGCCAGTGTCTTGAAATCCTCTGCACTGGTACTCTTTGCCGTGTCACCGCTAAACAAGCTGTGCCGCTCTGCCTGAGCCTTACGAACGCCCATAGACGGTCTAATCTTCACGTCCAACAGGGTTGTTCCCATGTTCTGTGCAATCACAGGAAGCTGCTCCACAACCTCTTTGGACAGGTTCTCACGGCTCTTGTACTGGTTCAGAAGCAGACCTTCAATCTTCAAAGTCGGATTGAAGTATCTGCGAACATCGCTGATGGTCTGCGAAAGCTGGCTCAAACCAGCCAGCGCATATCGGTCTGCTGTAATGGGAACGATAATGCTGTTGGCAGCGATCAGCGCGTTCACAAGTGCAAGACCAAGCTGTGGGGGAGTGTCCAGCACAATGTAATCGTACTGCCCGGACACGCTTTCAAGGGCTTCTCGCAGCCGGAAGTTCTTGCCCATGTCCCGGACAAGCTGTTCGTCAATGTCCTTCATTGCATTGTCAGACGGCAGAATGTCACCAGCTTCACAGTGCTGAATTCCTTCTTCGACCGTGCCCTGCCGTGTCATCACATCAAACAGGGTGCATACGTCCTCTGTCTGTGCGCCGTAGGTATCAGTTGCGTTGCACTGAGCATCGCAGTCCACCAGCAGGACTTTCTTTCCAAGCAACTGCAACGCACCAGCCAGACAGGTGCTTGTTGTGGTCTTTCCTGTGCCGCCCTTCTGGTTGGCGACCGCTATAATTTTTGCCATTTTATCACTCTTTCTTAATACGGATATTTTAATTTTCCGCTTACTATTCTTTTGCAAATGCACTTTCTTTCACATTCGCATCTTTCACACCACCCGATGTTAAAAGCATCGTCCTTGCTATATGCTTCATCGAACACACAGGTTTCAGCAAGTTCTTTGTATTCGTCTTTCAAATTTTGCTCCTTTCTGATTTATTTTTTTCTCGATACATTCATTCTGTCGTATGTGCCACATCTGACTACTTTTGCAACGCTTCGATGGAATAGAAAGCTGGCATATACCTATCCACAACGCCCGCCTTGTCAACGCTTCTAATCAGATAGCCAATAGGCCTGTCAGGGAACGGAGACCTGTCTAAAGACAGAATATCCTTATACGCAGCCTTTACCGTGTCGTAAACCGCTTCTCTGCGTCTTGGCAGCTTGATTTCAGGATGCTCTTTCTTCATCCACTTCTCAACTACCTTCGCCACGTCAATGCAGTCCTGCTTTTCCAATTCGTCACACACAGACCAGTCGAAATCCTCATATCCGCTCCTGCGGGGCTTTTTGGCGGCTTTTTGAGGTTCGGTCAACACTTCGCTTGCCTGCACCTCAATCAACGTCTCAGACGCTTTAATTTTGGGCTTAAACTTGACCGCCACAGCCTTTCGTGCCACAAGGACTGGTTCGTAGGTCACAACAATGTCAGACACGGCATTGATCTCATCTACCGCAACGTCAAGCACTCGTTTGCGAAGGTTCTTATAAACATCGTAGCTGGCTTCCATCGCGCCGAGCTGCTCTCTCAACTTCTTCAGACTGATTTCATGCGGCTTGTTGTCCATATTCAACCAGTCTCGAAGAATTGAATAGAGCAAAATGCTGTACTGTGACTTCATTCGTGAAGTGTAACGCAGTCGATACCGAACATATCCGCTTTCAGCAATATCAAAAAAGATGGAGCGAAGGTCTGGGTTGCAGGTGATTGCCACGACGTAAGACCTTGTTTCTGGTACATAGTCCAGTTTTGCCCTTGTAAACAAGACAAAGCTTTCAAATGTTCCTTTCTCCTTGTCAATTGGAATCGACACCGTATTGCCAAGAAAGTGCTTGATCTGCGGCTCAATCCTTCGAGCGTCAAGGCTTTTCAGCCCAAGCAGTTCTCTGTATTCAGCAAGAGTAAACTCTACACGACTGCTACTTGGGTCTCTTGGGTTAATTCTTGATAGGTAAACCTCTAGCAGACGAAGTTCTCCTGCTGTGTAGTCCCTGAACTTTGCCCACACAAGGGACTTGCTCTTTTCGACAAGGTTGTTGTCTGATATTTTCGGCATCTGCTCACTTCCTTTAATGGTCTGAAAACAGTATATCACAAGTTGGGGGACGTGTCAATGATTTTTGTCCCCCATGGCTTGTCTTTTTGTCCCCCATGTCCTCGTCATTTTGTCCCCCGTGACTTGTCAAAACGTCCCCCATGCTTTGTCATTTCGTCCCCCGTATACATATTATATATTAAACAAGAAATAAACAAGAGGTTAAATATCATCGTTAAATAGTCGATGACGATAATTTTCAACAATTTCTTTATTTTTCCATTCCAGTTTGTGGATAACTCAAGCCGTCACTTGCTGAATAAGACTGTACCGGTGGTGAAGCGACCTTCCATTAGCCATGCCAAACGTGGACGGATTGTGGATAGGTGTACAAAAAGTGGATGGAAAGGTATACCTAATCTGCACGATGGGGGACGGATTGACGAGTTACTCAATCGCAAACAACAAATTAACGTAAATCCGTTATTTATTCCGCGCAAACATTGTCGATTTGCAGCCTATGGGGGACGGAATGACAAGGTAAAGGTATACCTAATCTGCATGAAACGTGTACAAAAAGTGGATGAACGTGTACAAGATGTTCATCATAAACAACGATAATTCGACAATCAGCCAGTTATATTATTTGGATTCACGGTATAGGAATCGTTGGACTTCATAGCAGCTTCTGTTCCGGCGTCCTGTGCCTGATAGAGAATCTCCATCTTTGGGGCGGTTCCGTTCGGGTCTGGGTCTGTTCCGGTAGCCTGCGCTATTTCATAGCTACCAGACACCATCCGGCAGACAGCGACCCTGTCCTTCAACGGCGTGTGGAGGTTTGCCAGAATCTCCGTCAGAACACCGATATGGTCTGAGCCGTGATCTCCGTACCGGATGTATAGCAAGGCATCTATCTCATAGGAGGAACACTCCATCATAGCATCTATGAGAATTCGTCGTTTCTCCAAATCGGAAAGATCATCTTCAAGGTGTTCAAGTAGTCCCGGATGAATGCAAGCGTCCATGTATCGAGCCACCGATACGCCGCAGCAGGTGAACCAGCGCATAGCCATCGGCAGGGAGATGGCTGCCAGACCTTGCTCCCAAGTTGCTATCGTGCCACGATTCACGCCCATTTTTGCCGCCAACTTCTGCTGACTCAAACCGGAACGCATTCGAGCCATCTCTAATGCTTTGGCTGTTCTTACCAAATATTCATCCATAAATTCTCACCCTTTCAACAAAATCCAGCAAAACTGCCGGATTCGACAAGCCAAAAAATGGAAAAAGCTGCTATGGAGAACCAACAGCAGCCTGTGTTATAACTGTACCATCGAAAAAAACAATCAAAACAGGAGGTAACAACATGATTATCATTGACGGAATGCCCGCATCTGAACCGAACGAAAACAAAACGCCGAAACCGTGGGAGGGTTAGTGTATGAACCAGATTGACACCATGCTCATTCCCTATGCCCGACAGACCGCCTTAAAGCTGGTCTACAACCTCGCGAACAATGATGCTGATAAGTTTGCTTATGAAGAAGCAAAAAACGTTCTGGAACGCGCCGTAGCCGCCTTAGATGATGGACGCGACCCGGCAGACAGCATCGAGCGCATTGACGGGCAGCTTGTGGAACTGTGAAAGGAGAAGAAGATGGACTTTACGAATGGATTCTATAAAGTCGATAACCCTGTTGTTCTTGAAGAGGTGAAAACTTTCCTTCAGTCAATGGAACGGCGTGGAGCAACCGTGAAAGACTTAGACGATGCCATTGTGCAGCTAAACAATGTTTCGCACAGCATCAGCACAAACGCGCTCGTCAAAGCAGATGTGCTGGACAAGTTACCGGATAACCCTTTTCGTTCTATGCTCAACGGAATGTTACAAAGCAAAGGGTAACTTAAACTTAATGTGGCTCTTAATCATTGTCATCGCAATTTTTGGCTTCCCTGATGTGAAGTAATGGATGGAGAAATCATTTAATTTTAACAAAGTTGTTGAAATGATATTGACTGTACAACAGAAAGGTGTATAATCATATCAAATGAACATCCGTACTTACCGATCGGGAGGATATGCCACAATGAGTGAACAGGAAAGAGCCAAGATTGACCGATTTATTGCATGGCTGCTGGAACATCCTGAAAAAATTCCGGCAGCGGAACAAGCACTAGACCTAGAGTAACAGAGACCCCCTTGCGCAGAGCTACACCAGCCCGGCACAAGGGGGTCTTTTATTTTACCGGGTCAGAACCACTTCTTTTTTCGGTTTTTACGGTAACGATATTTTCTGCTGTTGCCATATAGCACGCGGTCATTGCCTTTTAACAAGGCTTGCATGAACCAGAAGCAAAAGGCACAGCCACACAACAGGTAATACATGGGCTTACCTCACATCTTTTCGATCAGGTTCATCAGAGCTTCGCGCTGTTCTTTCGGCATAGATTCAAGTTTTCTTCTAATCCGCTCCACTGCTGCATCGACTTCACTTTGCGGCTGCTGGGGCGGGTTTTCTTTTTGGTTGCCAGTGAGAAGGTAGTCAACCGATACGTTGAAATAAGATGCAATCTTAGAAAGAACCTCTGTGGAAAGGCTTTTAGTTCTTCCAGCTTTCAATTCAGAAAGAAAACTGCGGCGAATCCCAATGTTGCTGCAAAGAGTTCCGTCTTTGATGCCATCTTTTTCGCAGAGTGCATGGATGTTGCTGTACAAGTCCGACATAAGAACACTCCCATATTTGTGCAAGTATACAAATGCACAGAATCTTGTATAAAAGAGTTGACTTGTACAGAAGTCTGTACTATAATACAGACATGGGCAGTACAGAACGCTGTACAATATAAACTCTCTACACCCTTATATTAGTACAGTTTTCCGTACTTGTCAATAGATTTTAGCAAATGGAGGTGGAATTTTGAAAGAAAACTTCCGTTCTGGCTTTGAGCTGGAAGTGAAGATGAAGCTGTTGCAGCGAGGTATGAAGCAAACGGAGCTGATTCAGGCGGTTCAAAGCGATACTGGATTGTTCCTTGATGATTCGTACCTCTACAAGATTCTTCGTGGCGAGCGAAAGCCGGAGAAGATTATCCAGAGCATCTGCAAGATTCTTGAAATCGAGCAGAATACCGAAAAGGAACCTCAGATGTGACTGCAAACGCATTTGAGCAAATAAGCAAAAAAGAAAGAGAGAACTAAAATGACTAAGAAAGAAGCTACCGTTGTCTGCATCAAGCCCATTGTTAAGAAAACCGCCAAAATCCGCATTATCGGCGATTCCCCGCTGATTGTCCACGCATGGAGCGAGAAAGCAAAGAAGGAGCTGCTTGCATCTCAGCAGGGTACGAAGCTCAAGAAGGATAAGAAGCAGGCTAAGAACGTCTACGGAGAAATCGCCGAAGCACTATACTGGATGAACGGCAAGCCGGACGTTGCATACGCTGACTGGACGGAAGAACTGCTGGACAAGTACGCAGCATCCGAGCAGTTTGGTTTCCCTGCTTGCGCTGTTAAGGCTGCTGCCGTTTCCGCTGCATTCCGTCTGGGCTGGACGAAGGATAAGGTTTCCGCTCGTGGCGCATTTATGATTTTCGGCGACAACGGTTCTGAGTTCATCGAAATCAAGTCCTTCAAGCCGGAAGGTGAGCCGAAGTTCGTAGGCCGCGAGGATTCTGTTCGTATCGGTATGGGAACCGCTGACCTGCGCTATCGTCCTGAGTTCGCCAACTGGTACATGGACGTTACCATCTCTTTCAACGAGAACGGCAACTTCAGCTTGTCCGACATCGTGAATATGCTGAATGCTGGCGGTGACCAGTGCGGTCTTGGTGAGTGGCGCATCGAAAAGGGCGGTAGCTGGGGCGCATTCCATGTTGAACTGAGCGAATAACGCTTTTTGAAACGGAACGGCTGGCAAGGTAAGTTGTGGCAGGTCGGGGAAAGGACTGGTTAGGCAGTCGGGGTTCGGCTTGTTTAGGAATGCTAGTGTTAGGTTCGTTAAGGCTGGTTAGGCTAGGCGGTTTATGTTGGGTTCCGGCGAGGTTAGGCTGGCGTGGTTAGTCACGTTGCGGATATGTATGGAACGGTATGGCTGGTTCGGTTAGGACTTGTTTGGCAAGTTGTGTCAAGTTAAGTTGAGGCTGGTCAGGTGAGTTGGAGTGAGTTTAGGCCCGGTACGTTATCGTATGGAAGGTGTGTTACGGCTGGCATGGAGCCAAAAATTTAGAAAGGAGCAAAAAATGAACATTAAAACTGGTTATCAGTGGAAGAACGACAAGTGCTGTTACAAGGCAACTGCCGATGAAGCCGCTGGTGCGTTTGAAGAAATCCGGCAGAATAGCGGCAAGCTCACGCCGGAACTGGTTGTCGATTATGCTAGACCGAAGGAATCGGTTCTGCATAACGACTTCGAGTGGAGAGACGAAGTTGCCGCCGAGAAGTACCGTCAGGGTCAGGCACGGCACATGATTGGAGCAATTCGCATCACCAGCGAGGATACGCAGGAGCCTGTCAGAGCCTATGTCAACGTTACGGTGGTTGCGCCGGATGAACCGCCTGTTCGGTCTTATATGCCGATGAAAGAGGTTCTGGAACACCCGGATTTGCACAGTCAGATGATGGCAGACGCTTTCCGGGATGCACAGAGCTTCAAGCAGAAGTACAACACGCTGGAACGCTTAAAGCCTGTCATGGACGCTATGGATAAGGCGTTTGACGGTGCGGTATAAGGAGGGCTAAACATGGAGCAGATTATAACCTTAAAGGTAGACCTTGAACACCCGAACGAAGCGCACCACGCCATTAACAAAGCGGTGGAAGCCTACGAAGAAAGCAAAAAGCGTTGGGATGCCTTTGAAATCAACGAAGCCAAAAGCAGAGCACGGGACATTTTGTACAACCTGTGCAATGAAGGTTACAGCATGATCTGGACGGTCACGGATGGCGCTGTCGGTCTGACGATCTGGAAAAGCTTTAAGGAACCTTGTGTTGGCCAGTGCTATATGCCAAAAGAAAGCCTGTTTGACATCTGGGTCGAAAAGCTAGTTGCGCTGTGCATTGCCACAGGTCAGGAAGTACCAAAGTTCATCACAGATAAGGCTGGTGAGTGCTGGTGATGAAATTTCGTAAAGCGCAAAGCCACAAGCGCAGACTGAAGCTTGCAATGGCTGCTGGCGTGTCCAGAAACGATGCCAACAAGGTGCTGTGGATGGAGAAATCCATCAACCAGTGCTTTGAACGGCACAACAGAGAAGAAAGACTGAAAGAGGAGATGCAGCGTGGAAGAAAAGTACTGTGAGCGCTGCGGTGCCTTTCTTGGCCTTGTGAATCCGTGCAAGAAATACTGTGAAGAGTGTAAAGCTATTGTTCGCAGAGAACGGCAGGCACTTATAAAGAAAGGAATCAAGGTTGAGCCGGAACCGGCTTCATGCGCTTGGTGCAAGAAGCCGATGGTTCGGAAGTTCTGGTCTCAGAAGTATCACCCTGAATGCGCAGCAGATGCAAACAAGGCTTTGACCAAAAAGTACAAAGCCAAAAGGCAAAAAGAGCTGAATGCGCTAAAAGCATCTGGCGAGTTCAAAATTACTTGGGATGTGCAGGAGCCAGAACGTGCGAGACCTCAAAAGCACGAACCTCCAAAATATACCGTGCGCCAGATGAACGATGCCGCAAAGCGATACGGCATGAGCTACGGCCATTACAGTACTTTACTTGCGCAGGGAAAGGTGAAGGCTCCTGATGAACGGTAAATACTACGGCCAGCGTGAAATCCGCTGGCACAGCCGGGAGAAAGACCGGCTGGAACACATTCAAAAAAGAAAGGGAAAGAATGAAAGCATTCGTGGAAATTGCCCTGATCTGGGGCATTGTCTTAGCGTTGATTCTCGCAGCGTTTCTGCTGAACTTCTGGTTGGTGCATCACATCGAGCTTTTGGTCGGAGCTAAGGCGACATGGTACATCATTGGTGCTGGCGTTCTGATGGCAACCATCTGGATTTTCGGTGTCGGTAAAAAAGCATGACGCTGGAAGATGCAATGAGGGCCAGATACTTCAACATCAACGACCTTAGCCGTAGATCGGGGGTATCAAGGCCGACGATTTACAGCATCTTGGGCAAGCGAAAGAAGCAGAAAAGTTCCGTTCGGGTCGATACGCTTCTAAAAATCGCAAAGGCGTTGAATGCGAAAATAGTCATCAACGAGAAAAAGACGAACGGATTCGACATTATTTTGAAAGAGGTGAAGAGAGATGAAAACAGTTAAAGGCACGGTGCTGTGCTTTGTGAGCATTTCGCTTGCTATCGTAGCTCTTGGATGCGGAAACGCCATTGAGAACGCGGCGAACGGATGGGAGATGCTTGGATACACGTTCCTTGCTCTGGCTGTATTTCTTGTGGCTCTGATTTTGGCCGCAATTGGCGTAAGCGCCGAAAACGAGTACATGGAGCAAGAGAGCCGGAAAATCAAGCGCATCCCGCATCACACAAACGAGTGGAGGGATGCCAAGTGAAGTGCCCGACATGCGGAAGTGAGAAAATCAAAATCTATCGCAGCACATCATGCGAAGACAACATTATCCGACGGAGACTCTGCGAAAACTGCGGTCATGCGTGGAATACAGTCGAAATAGATATGGATCAGTGGGACTCCGTAACGAGGAGCTTCAGCAAGATGAAATATGTCATATCTCAGTTGGAAGCCCTTGTGGAAGAGATGAAGGAAAAAATCCTGAAACTTGGAGGTACGGTATGAACGAGATGTACGATTGCTCCGGCTGTTTTGATCGGTTTGGCGGCGCGGTTGAGCCGCCCGATGACTACTACTTCGCACCCAGAGCGGACGAAGAACCTGAATGGCAGCGGCCAGACGAAGCAGATTCCGTGTGCTGGGCAGATTGATTTTTGTACAGCCGTATGAAGCCAAAGTAAGGACAATGAAGCCTAATGAAGCCGAAGAAAGGAAAGAAAAATGGCAGTATTAGTAATGGTCTACGGTCATTCCGGCAGCGGTAAATCCGCTTCGCTTCGGAACTTTGACCCGGAACAGGTTGCGGTTATCAACGTGCTTGGAAAGCCGCTGCCGTTCCGTAGCAACATGAAAACCTATATCACCAGCGACTACGGCAAGATTGATGCCGCAATCCACAGCACCAAGCGTAAGTCCATCGTCATTGACGATGCCACCTATCTTATGACCGGCGAGTTCATGCGGAACGCAAAAGTCGCCGGATTCCAGAAGTTTACCGACATGGCAGCTAACTTCAACACCTTGCTGATGCGGGCAAAGGAATTGCCGGACGATGTAGTGGTCTACTTTTTCGGGCACAGCGAACGTGACGGAGACGGTGGCGAGAAGTTTAAGACCATCGGCAAGCTACTGGACGAGAAGGTCTGCGTGGAAGGGTACTTCACCATCGTTCTGAAAACCGTTGTGCAGGATGGGCGATACCTGTTCAGCACCCGCAATGATGGGATGGACACCGTGAAAACCCCTCTTGGAATGTTCAACGATGCACTGATCGAGAACGACCTCGCTGCCGTAGACAAGACCATCCGTGAGTATTACAACATCCCGGTTCAGCCGGATAACAAAGGAGAGTAACAGATGAAGAACATCAACTGGAATGACGTGCAGGAAGCAACCGAACGCCGTGACCTGCCTGTTGGCGGCTATGTTGCCGGTATCTGCAAGGCAACGGACGAACCCGCAAAAGAGCGCCTGAACATCGAGTGGGAAGTCGCAGAGGGCGAGTTCAAGGGTTACTGGCGTGAGCAGACCGCTTCCCTTATCGAGCGCGGAAAGCTGAATCCGGGCGAATGGGCGTGGGGCGGCAAGACCATCAAGAGCTACAAAGAGAAGGCGCTGCCCTTCTTCAAGGGCTTCATCACCGCTGTGGAGCAATCCAATCCCGGCTACAAGTTCAACAACGATGAAAAGACCCTGCGTGGCAAGCTGGTCGGCGTAGTTCTCCGTGAGGAAGAGTACATGGGCAACGATGGCAACATCAAGACAAAGCTTGTCGTTGACCGATTCACCAGCGTGGACAAGATTCGTTCCGGCGATTATGAGGTCAGACCGAAGAAAACGCTGGCTGGTGGGTCTGGCTCCGGCTATTCGCAGGGCGGGAACGATGATTTTGCCGTGATTGAGGACGACGGTTCACTCCCTTTTGACTAACGGTTACGCTACCGGGACAAAAGGCGAACCACCTACCTTATATAAGAGCTGCGCTATCTGGCTGGACGGGCGTTTGGAAAAATGAAAGTTTTAGTTGCCTGTGAGGAATCACAGGAGGTCTGTAAGGCGTTCCGGGCAAAAGGTCACGAAGCCTATTCCTGCGACCTGATTGAGCCGTCCGGCGGGCATCCTGAGTGGCATATTCTTGGAAATGCGATCAAGGCTCTTGAGGGTGGGCAAATCGTCACAATGGACGGCGTAACGCATGATGTAGGCAACTGGGATTTGCTGATTGCACACCCGCCCTGCACATATTTGACGAATGCAGGAGCAAGACACATTTGGAAAGGCGGCCAGCTACAGCCAGATAGAGTACAAATGGGTATTCTGGCAAGAGATTTGTTTATGCGGTTCTGGTATGCGAATGTTCCAAGGGTTGTCATTGAAAATCCAGTTCCTTCAAAGATTTTCTGCCTACCTGAGTATTCACAAATCATTCAACCGTTTCAGTTTGGGCATCCTGTGACTAAAAAAACATGCCTGTGGGAAAGAGGGGTGCCACCCTTGAAGCCAACAAACATCGTGGAGCCTGTAAAGGGGCGAAAGATGGTTTTGAAGGACGGAACCGTTCGATACTCTTGCTGGGAAATGGATTGCAGCGGGAGCAAGAAGGAACGGGCAAAGGCCAGAAGCAAGACATTTCCGGGCATTGCAAAAGCAATGGCTGAACAGTGGGGCTGATAGAATGATTACCTGTTGTCTCAACTGCACATCACGCCACCAAGCTTGCCACGACACCTGCGAGAAGTACAAGGCAGAGAAGAAAGACTTCGAGGAGCGCAAGGCATTCGTGTATGAGCTGAACCACAGCCAGAGTGTGTATCACCGTGATTATGAGGACAAGCACCGGGAAAAAGGGAAGAAACGGTTTCTCGGAAGTGAATTTAGAGGTGAACGAGGATGAGACTTGTTGACACAGAGGATGTAATTGATGCATTGGGGAACATGGAAGAACCCATCGACCTAAAAGAAGCCGAAGAATGGATTGATACGGTTCCAACCGCTATGCAGTTATGGACAAGTGTAAAAAACGCACAACCTAGTGAAAATGGGGTTTATTTTGTTGTTTACGATTTTTGGTATTGGCGTAACTGCATTAGAACAATGCAATTCAAAGACGGAAAATGGTCTGATGACGAATACCCGGTAAAGTTTTGGATGCCAATTCCTAGAATCCCAAAAGAGGATGAATAATGAACGAACTTAACGAAAAGTACGAAATTATTTACACAGACCCACCGTGGCCGCAGAAAAAAGGAAACCTCAGAAAATGCAGACCAAATCAAAGAAAAGAACTTGATTATCAAACTCTTTCGCTTGATGATTGCTTTTCTATTCAAGACGTTTTCTTTGAAAACACAGCAGACCGCCACAATGTGTTTATGTGGTGCATTGACAAGTTCTTGATGGAAGCGGAACGGCAAATGGCAAAGCGTGGCTACAAACTCCATGCGAGAATGGTTTGGGATAAAGAAAACGGCGTTGCTCCTGCCTTTACTGTTCGGTTTTCGCATGAATATCTTTTGTGGTTTTATAAACCCGGAAAAATGCTGATGCCAAGAAAAGAAACGAGAGGTAAATACACAACGATACTTCGAGAACCCGCTACATATCACAGCCATAAACCGCAATGCGCCTATAAAATGTTAGAGGATATGTTTCCGACAGCTAAAAAGATTGAACTATTTGCAAGAAACCATCGTGAAGGATGGGACGCTTTCGGAAATCAAATCGAGGACAACGAATGAACACCGGCAAGCAGTTTGAAGCAGACTTCAAAGCATCCGTCCCATCCGATGCGTGGTGCTACCGCCTAAAAGACAGTGCTGCCACCTACTACGGCGGCAACGAGAACCTGTCCTTTTCCATCGACAACATCTGCGACTTCCTTGTGTACCGATACCCGATGAACCACCTGTTCGAGCTGAAAACCATAGAAACGCCCTCTATCCCACTGGAAAAGGTGTTCGGCAAGTACGACAAGGCAAAGTGCAAATACCGCAAAGAAAAACACATCACTGACATGGTGGATGCGATGGGGTACAGCGGTCAGACCGCCCATGTGATAGTCAATTACAGGGCGGTCAACCGCACCTTTGCAATCCCTGCCAGCAAGGTTCTGGCGTTCCGTTACAACGAGAGCCGGAAAAGCATCCCTTGGCAGTGGGCAGAGCAAGAGGGGATAGAGGTCAAAGCAAAAAGGCTGCGTGTCCATTGGCGGTATGACGTTGATGGGCTGCTAAAGAGATTGGAGGAAAGCCAAGCATGACAATGAAATGCGATAGATGTGGCAATACGTTTGTATGGTACGACAATACCATGACAATCGGAGCATCCGAAACAAGCGAACAATGGAAAGGCTGCGGAAACGCAGTACAGAAGGCTGTGATTGACCACAGTTATGTTCCTCTTGACTGGTACAAGCAAAGTGATATGGAACCTATTGCTCTTTGTCCCTCTTGCATGGCAAAGCTGAACGACTGGCTGAAAGGAAAGCAGGAACGACAAGCAAAATGGATTTACGATCCCGAAAACAACTCAATTCAGTGCGACAAGTGCATAGCGGAATACAAACTTCCTCCGTATGAACGTGAATCAGATTTTAAGTATTGCCCTAACTGTGGTGCAAAGATGGGAGAATGAAAGAATGAGCAAGAAAATTTCAGACATTCTTCCAAAGACGGAAATCTTGGCATAGTTGGCAGAAGAAGCATCTGAACTGGCACAGGCTGCGTTGAAGCTACGCCGTGCGCTGGATGGCACTAACCCGACACCGAAGAGTGTTGAGGAATGTTTAGAAAATATACAAGAAGAAATGGCGGATGTTTTTGTCTGCCTAACCATGTTTGGCAAGTCCGCCGAAAGAGACGGAATCTTGATTTATAACAGGTACATGGAAAAGGTTATCAAAATCGAAGATGAAAAAGAAGCCCGTTGGCTCTCTCGCCTTGAAGCAAAGGAGAATAAAAATGGCTGAATATCATGTTGGATGCGGACTGTTTGGAAATGTCTACGCTGGGACTTATGCCCCGCCTCGCAAAGATGGTTTACAGGCATGGCGTAACAAGTCTGAGGTGACAAGCGAAGCTGTCGAAGCGGTCATGGGACACTTCATCACAGAAATGGAGCGTGAAGACAAGAAAAAACTTGAAAAAGCGTGGGGCGTTATTGGAAACAAGAAGCTGAAAGTCACGTTTGAGCTTTCCACCGACAAGGAGCGGTCAGATGAATAAATTTGGCAACTGCCCACTGTGCGGCAAACAGATCAAGTCGACCAACCTCCGCAAAATCGCACGGCAGAATCAGTTGTACGGCTTTCGCATGGCTCTGGATGGCATCGCCGCCACATGGGGCGCACTGATTCAGAACCTTCGGTGCGATGCAGACCTGACCGATGAACAGGTACAGAAAATCATCCGCATTGGTGACAGGTACTGGGAGATGGTCGGCAAGTTCAAAGAAGAGGACATGACCCCTGACGAGTTTGCAGATTACATCACCGCAAAGTCAGAACAGGTTGAAAAAGAGCTGAGAGAAAGGTGGAGCTGATGGCAATATTTTCGGTAGAAGCTATTTCGGAAATCACTTCAATAAATTCAAAGTATTGCCGTATTAAAAGAGCAACATTCACTTGTTACTTCTGCAATACTGCCATTTCTGTGTGTGATGCACGCGTTGCAACTGCGATGGTAGATAATGGGGAAACTCCTATTTGTCCGATTTGCGGAAAGAAAACCATATGCAGTCTATATGAGTTTCAATCGCACGAAAATCCAAACATCATAGAGGATGTTAGGTGGAGGTAACAATGTTTGAATTTGCAACTCGATGGCTGGTCTGCCTAGTCCTGCTGGCGGTGGTAGTTCAGTCCGAACGGACAATCAAAGGCATGGTAGACAGCCTGTTTGAAGAACGGCAAGCAATGCTCGTCTGGCTGTTCATCAACGTGTGTCTGGCCGTTTGTACGGCTGTTGTTATGGGGTGGAAACGATGATTCAGGATGTCAACATGATAGGGCGTGAAAGGCTGGCTTTTCTGTATGGTCTTTATAGTGGCTGTGCGAAATCCGAAACTGAGCTTAATATCAAAGGCATTTATCAGAAAATTGCTTCCGAGTTAGCTTGGTGTTTGGGATTCAACGAGAACTACAGCAAATGTTATGAGATGAACGGGGAATAACCAATGGACAACGAACTTTACTGTCCGATGAAAATGACCAGCAATCCGCTTGGTCGGTGCGTATGCGAAAAAGAGAAGTGCGCTTGGTGGAACGAACTTGGCAGCTGCTGTTCCGTTTGGTGGATTGCGTGGAAGCTGGACAACATCGAAACGAAGATGAAGAGGTGAGAGTATGAAAAAGCGGATTTACCTTGTTCTCGAAACCAAAGCGGACGAGGATGACAAGAGCATCCGTAGCGATATTGAGCAAGAACTTGGAATGGCTACGCATTATTTTGAAATCGCTTATTATAGCGAGAACGGTTTTCCTGACAAATGGATTAGCGTAAAAAATAAACTTCCAAATGCTGAATACGGCGAATCTAAAGATGTGTTGACAATAAATTCTATGGGTGTTATGCGAGTAATGAACTTTGATGGAGGATGCTGGTGCTATCCGACTATGGAGCCTTACGCCAGTGCATTCAAAATTACGCACTGGATGCCCCTCCCTGAACTGTCAAAGGAGGTCTGATACATGGCAACACCCCCGAAGCGTGGTCGTGGCAGACCACCGCTGACCGAAGCTGAAAAGAAAAAGCGTGAGAAGCGGGCGCAAAAGGCGAAAGAAGAATCCGCTGCGAAGCGTGAGAAAGAACGTGAGAAGAAGAAACAACAGATGCTTAACAAGCGGAAATCTATCCGCTCACAGGTGAGTAAAAAGGTGAAAGAACAACAGGAGTTGGCAATCACGAGGTCTAAGATGCTGAACACGGGCGATTTGCAGTCGAGAATCGGTGATGAAGAGGACAAGAAGGTCATCGGCATGATTGCAGCCAAATATTTTGGCGACCTTCCGAGCGTGGACATGAACAACCCGATTGAAGTGCAGCAACGCCTTGACTTCTTCTTTGATGCTTGCATCGAAGCCAGAATCTCCCCTGTGGTGGAATGGATCGCACTGGTACTGGGCATCGAATGGGTGAGCCTGAAGCAGATTATGACGGGCAAACGCCGTGATGATAGCTTACAGCAGAAGTACATCTTGAAGCTGATTCTGCAAATGCAGTCCATGTGGGCATACAACGGTATGTACGGTCAGGAAAACCCGGCAGAATGGATTTTCCGAGCCAAGAACTACTTTGGCATGCGTGACAACGTGGAAGTCACCGTTGCGCCGCCTGAACAGCCGTTGGGCGATGCCCAGAGTGCAGAACAGCTGGCTCAGAAGTACCAGACGGCTTTGCCGAAGGAGATTGACGTGGAGTACAGAGAGGTGGCAGAAGAGGTGGTCGAGGATGACTAACGGAGATTTTATCCGCTCCATGACGGACGAGGACATCACAGAAAACTTTACGCCGGGCATCTGTGACCTTATCAAGCACCGTGACCCGGAGCGTTGCGAGAACCGTGAGCATTGTTTCCATTGCGTCAAGGACTGGCTGAAAGAGAAGAACAAAATCATGGTGAGGGCTGACCAATGGAAACTTTGATTGACTTCTCCGACCCATGCTTACGCTCGTTCCTGCCCGTCCTCTTGCAAGACCACACGACAGGCAAGAACATTATCTGGGCGACAGACCCACCGCCTGAACTTGGCGTTGGCTTTGCAGATGAAATCACGCTGGAACAGTTGGACAAGGTTCAACTTGTCCCTCGTGTGCAGAAACGGCTGGCAGACCAGAAGAAACGCACCAGCAAGAAAGCAGAGGTGTTCACGCCGACTTGGGTTTGCAAGAAGATGACAGACGTTGCAGAAAACGACCTGAAGGGCGAGGACTGGAAGGAGTACATCAATAAGACTTGCCTTGAAGTCACCTGTGGAGAAGCGCCGTTTCTCACAAGCAGATACGACACCACGACAGGGCAGATGATTGCTGTGCCGGACAGAATCGGTCTGCTGGATAAGAAGCTGAATGTTCTTGCAGAACAGTTCCATGACTACGATATGTGGATGTGCTGGGCAATCAGTGCCTACGCATCGACATACGGCTATGAGTGGCAGGGAGACAACCTCTTGCTGGCAAGGTGCAATCTGTTCTTGACGCTGATCGAGAATTTTAGGTATCGGTTTGATGCTGAAAAGCTAGAAATTGGCTTCATGCCAATTTTTCTTGATTGCGTCGCAGATACTATCTCATGGAACGTCTGGCAGATGGATGGTCTGAAAAAGACCGTGCCCGGTACGGATATTCCGTGCAAAATCAAAGATTGGAAAGCTTGCAAAGAAATCCTGTTCAAGGATGTTGGGGAAAATGAATGAAATGAAAACAAACGGACAACTTTACAAATGTGACAGATGCGGAATGACGCATTTCGTAAAACTTTTGAAAACTGGCGATATGGACGGCGGATTTAGTCACTGGGAAAAATTTGAAGAAGCAGCCGGATGGGGAAATGTTGACGGAATGCTTGTTTGTCCTTACTGCTACAACCAATATAAGTATTTACTCCGTCAGTATAAATCACAAAAAATCACGCATTTTTCTTTTGAGTGTTGCGGAAAATGCAATGAATGTCAGAAGGAAAATTGCGTAAACAGGTTGGATGGGGAGGATAACTAATGCAGACTGACAGAGGAATCTACCACAAGCGAGTATGTGACCGCTGCGGAGCGGTTCTGAGCGGCAGGATGATGAACCCTGACGAATACTTCAAGGACTGGGCGTGGCGCAGGGACACAGGCGACCTTTGCCCGGAGTGCTATGCAGAGTATAAGCGAGTGATAGGGCGATTCAACAGGGGAAAACGTGTGAGAAAGGAATGACAAAATGCGAAATGTAACAGTTTGCAAATGCAAACGATGTGGGAAGCTTTTGTATTGGGATGGAAAAAAATTTTTGGATTATGCCAACCTTGATGTCGTGTTTGCGGCTTATAAAAATGGCGGAATCCGTAAAATTTTCCAAGATAACTTACAGTCGCACCCGTGTGGCGATGGGAAAACCGGAATTTGCATGGGCATTTACGAAATTGGAGAGGAAGGTAAGAAGGAATGAACTTCTACTGCACCACCGAACATTGCTCTTGCATGGGCATCAAGCAGTTCTCCGCTGGCAAGGCTATCCGATGCACAGCAGAATCTTGCAAGAACAAATCTGAGCCGTCTTGTGGCTCTTGCAAATGGTACACAGAGCCGGAGGGCGTGTGCGTAAACGACCAGTCAGAACACGTTGCAGACTTCGTGTGGGACGAACGTGGATGCAAGGAGTGGGAGAAGAAAGATGAAACGTCAGCAGACCTATAAAGGGCTTATCGGCAAGGGTTGGTATGACCAAAGCGAATACAGTCACTATTTTGCAGCGTGGGCAAACCACCGCAACAACTGGGCTATCCGAAAGGCTGACAACCGCAAGCTGGCAAAGGCAAGATTGAAGCAGATTGAACGCCAGCAAATCAGAAAGGAGATAGACGAGTATGACAGCAGGGGAGAAAATTAGGAAGCGAAGATATGAGCTTTCCGTAACTCGGCAAGAACTTGCAAAACAACTCGGTCATGGTTCAAACTACATTGCAAATGTAGAGCTAGGCTACAGGATTCTTGGTGAGCGAGAGCTTGAAATCGTGGCGGACTACCTAAAATGTAACGTATCTGACTTAAAGTCTACGTTAATTGACCCCACCAATGACGACTTCGGAGCTGTATGCAACTGCGCCGTCCGCTACTGCTTGGGCAGACGGTCGTATATGCTTAGTCTTGTTTGCGGATACATCACACCGCTCCTGCCGGAACTGACGGACAAGACGCTTAATTGCTTTGAGGGTGACATTGCAGAGCGCAAGCGGTCAAGTTTCGACTTTGGCGATTCCTGTGACTATGAAACGTGGGATGCGTTCTACAAGGCGGTTTGCAAGGAGATTGAAGGGAGAAAGGGCGATGAAAGTTGACTGTCCGTGGTGCAAAATCGAAATGCTAAGAGTAGATGACCTCGTTTACAAGTGCTTTTACGATTTTGCAAACCTTAAGGCGACCTGTTCTGGATGGAGATGCCCAAAATGCGGGAGAGAAATGTTTGACCGAAAATCGCTATTGAATGCAAATCTAACAATGGACGCAGAAAAGGAAGAAGAAAATGGACACACGACCAATTGATGCCAATGAACTACGGAAACGCATCGAAGAATGGATACAGGAATTAGAGCAAGAGTTTACTGTCGAGTACGCCTACATGGGATATGCGCTAGACGATGTGCTTGACTACATCGACACTGCACCGACTATCGAGGTGAAAGACAATGACTAACACACTCTGGCATCCGGCAAGCGAACCGACACGAGAGCGGACATACGACTTGTTACTTGCAATCAAGACAACGTGGCGTGATAGAAATGGAAAAATGTTGCAAGGAATCTCGCCAACAACATATTGCATCGGCTGTTATGCAAATGGTCAGTTTTGGGATGAGATAGGCGAGAGACTGCCGAAAGATGTTACGGTGACGCATTGGATGGCGTTTTCGATGGTATGAGGTGATAAACATGACGAACAAGAAGTTTGGCATCATCATTATGGACTTGAGCCTTTTTGATTTCGGGTCGAAGCCGCCTTGTGGGTACATCAAAGCCAAACATATTCGCCCAGCATACGGCAAAGGCACAAGGCTTGTCAAGGCGCATAAGCGAATCACGAGAACGAGAGAGGGATTTAGAAAGTGAAAAAGCTTAAATTTCCTGAAGATTTCTTTGCATACGACAACCCGGACTGCCCCGATAAGGATATTGAAAAAGCCGTGAACAAGATGAAGAACTGGATGAAGGGTGAGACCTACAAGAGCAACCCTTGGTTCTTTATGGCTGCTGGCAACTATCTGATTGTCGGTCTGATTGCTGAGGATGGGCAGAAAACAATCTACGTTGCGCGGCAGTATTATGAGATAGTCAACATTCCGGGCGAAGGATGGCTGCGTGAATCTAGCGATGAGTGCCCGTTTTAAGGAGAATTAAAGATGGAAGAACTCAAGAGATGCCCGTTCTGCGGCAAGAACGCAGTTTACATTGGTGTGTGCGATGATGAAGGCAACTTTCATGGTCATTTGGGATGCGAGTACGAACAAGACCCGTGGAGCGGGCTTTCTTATGACTTGCATCACGAAGGATGGGGCAAATGTATTCTTTGCACGGATGGAGACAATCAAAGCATGGGTGGCGCACTGTTTGACACGGCAGAGGATGCTGTCGAAGCATGGAACAAACGCTACAAAGAGGACTGAGCATGAACAAAAAACGAGACAGTTTTACATTCCAACGATACTACTTTGAAGCCATCTCCACACTCAAAAGTAAAGAGAAGCTGGAACTATACGATGCAATTTGTGCATACGTTTTTGAAGAAAAAGACGCGACTTTGAACTCAAAAAAAGCAGAATCTTGTTTCATTTTGATTAAGCATCTGCTCGATAAAGAGCGGAAAAGAAGCGATATTGCGTCAAAAGGATGGTCTACACGAAAGTCAACTCATCCTCATGTCATAAATGAGATGAAGGTCAGCTCATCTATGAGTTCAAAGTCAGATGACAATGAACCCATTGTATCAACTGACAGTCAGACGAACATCAAGACATTGCCGGAGAGTGCAGTCAAGAAGAAACCTGACATCTTCTCCGACTTTGCTCATGGTGATAAAGCCCTGTTGGAATCCCTGCGAGAGTTCGCACAGATGCGTACAAGAATCAAGAAGCCTATGACGGACCGGGCAAAGCAGATGCTCTGTAACAAGCTGGAAAAGTTTGATCGGCATGACTGGAAAGCCATACTTGACCAGAGCATCTATGCCGGATGGCAGGACATTTACGCATTGAAACAGGATGACCAGTACGAGCAAAGTACGGCGATGGAGTTTCCTAGACTATGACAATGGACGTTCAAACGGTATTTATCGGTGCGCTGATGCTCTGCAAGCCGGGCGTTGTGGATGAAATCATACCAGACCTTGAACTTGACTTGTTCAGACCTGAGCTGAGAGACGCTTTTGCGGCTGTTCAGGGCTATTGGACGGCTAGGGGTAAGGTAGATATAGTCGAGATAAACACGCAGCATCCAGACGTAGCGCAGACGCTCTTGGCGTGTGTACAAACCTGTGAATCAGAGTGTGTACGAATTGACAGGGAGCAGATGCAACGTTGGGCACAGCTTATCAGAGAACAAGCTGCACTCACTCGTGTGCAAGGTCTGGCATTTCAGATGACCAGCGAGCTTACCGACTATTCTGATCTATCAGACATCTACCAGCAGATGGGCGAGGCGATGAGCCTGAAAGCTGAGGAAGAAGATGCGTGGACATACGAGGATGTGCTGAACGACTATGTGCTTCACATGGACGAGAAGTCTGTGTATATCAAGACAGGCTTAGAGCGTCTGGATGAAGCGCTGCACATTTCTCCGGGTGATTTCATCATCATCGGCGGTAGGCCGTCTGCGGGCAAGACAGCCCTGTCCCTGCAAATAGCAGCAAGCATGGCAAAGCAAAACTACACCGTGTACTATTTCAGCTTGGAAACCAGCAAACGCAAGCTGGGCGCACGTCTGATGGCTAATCAAATATACTGCCCTCTGGACACGGTGAAAAATAAGGCTGTCAGCTTGAATGAGATTGACGGACAGGCAAAGAACATGAAGATGCCCCTATATATCCGCTCCGCTGCCGGAAAGAACGTGGCGTGGATGAAGGCTCAGGCTCTCCGTAAAAAGGCTCAGGTCATCTTCGTGGACTATCTCCAGCTTATCCACGAAACGGGCGCAAAGGACAGATATGCCGCCATTACAGCCATATCCATTGCCCTGCACGAACTGGCGCAGACCACAGGCATTGTCGTGGTGGCTCTGGCACAGCTCAATCGAAACCCATCCAAGCCCGGAGCAACGCCTACCAACTCCGACTTGCGAGAGAGCGGACAGATTGAACAGGATGCTGATGCAATCATTCTTCTGTCCGGTGATAATCCCGACAAGTACCTGTTCCGGCTAAGCAAGAACAAGGAAGGTGAGATAGGCGACCTTCCAATTACGTTTAACAAGCAGATTCAACGGTTCCAAGAGTACACTTGGATGGAATGATAATATGAAAATTGGATTGATTGACGTAGACGGACACAATTTCCCAAACCTTGCATTGATGCGGATTTCAAGCTATCACAAGGCAAAAGGTGATGATGTTGAATGGTGGTGGAGTGATTTTATCCACTATGACATCGTGTACATGAGCAAGATTTTTTCAGACGTGTACAGCCCTGACGTGCCGGAACCCTTGAATGCAGACAAAGTGATTAAAGGCGGCACAGGATACGCAATCCGTACAATAGACGGAAAAGAAATATTCGACAAATCGAAAGACGTTGATTTGCCGCCTGAAATCGAAAAGTCTTTCCCCGATTACAGCATTTATCCACAGTTCCCGTTTGCAGTCAGCATGACAAGTCGTGGATGCCCTAGAGGATGTTCCTTCTGCCATGTTGCAGCAAAAGAGGGAAGATGTGCCGTAAAAGTGGCAGACGTGAGCGACTTTTGGTGTGGGCAGGACGAAATCAAAGTGCTTGACCCAAATATCACGGCTTGCAGAGAGAAGCGTGACCTCATGCAACAGTACATTGACACCCACGCCAAAATTGATTTCACGCAAGGTCTGGATATTCGCTTGCTGAATCAGTCTGACATTGAGGACATCAACAAAATGCGTATTGGTACGCTTCATTTTGCATGGGATAACCCTAACGATGACTTGAAAAGCAAGTTTGAGAACTTTGCAAAGGGATTTCGGCGCAAGTCAAACATTGGCATGGTTTACTGTCTAACGAACTTTAACAGCACGTTGAAACAAGACCTGTATCGCATCTACACGCTTCGTGATCTGGGCTACGACCCCTATGTGATGATTTACAACAAGCCATCCGCACCGAAAGAAATCCGGCACTTGCAGAGATGGTGTAACAACAAAATTATCTTCAAGTCGGTAAAACGGTTTGAGAACTATATGGCGTAAAGGAGAACGACTATGAAAAAGATTTTGACCGTATTTGCATCCGCTCTGGCTGGCATTATGCTGATGACTGGATGCAACAAACAGGTGGTAGACCTGACGTATAGCTACTCATGGGCACAGCTGAAAATGCCTGATGGAACGATTGTTGAGGGCAAGCTGAATAGTTGGGACGATTACGAGGGCGACCAGCTGCAAGTGAAAATTGACGGCGTGACTTATCTGGTTCATTCGTCCAACGTAGTCTTGAGACATTGAAAGCAAATACTGAATCTAAGTGTATGGGCTGTCAGCAATGGCAGCCTTTTGCATATACGCGCACAGAAGCCCTACAAACGCTTTTGGCGTCAGATGTCAAACTTATCGACTGAACACAGAAAACAGCGCTGACATGGCTCTACGGGGCTGTGAGCGCATTGTAGAGGTCTACGACTATTGCAGGAGGAGAAAATGCAGTACATAACAGCAAACATTGTGCGTCCTCGATATAAAATTTACCCACGATTTCTTGATAAGATGAGCATTAGCGCAAATGCGAAGGTCATCTATGTAGACCTTCTTGATCGTTCGTTCACGTCAAGACATAACGGTAAAGAATGGGTCGATAGCAAAGGACGGGTGTTTGTTAGATGTTCCAATGCAGAAGCAGGGGACATGGTAGGGAAGAAGGAAAGGATAGCCAAAGAATACTTGAAAGAGCTGAAAGACGCCGGATTGATTGAATGCAAGCGCAATTATTCAAAATCCAACACGATTTACGTTGGGTATCCTGACGATGAGGAACTGTTCGACTATCAATCAGGCAATATATTGCCCAACTGTAACGACCATCAGGCAGAAAATTGCCCAACAATCGGGCAAAATAGTGCCCAACAATCGGGCAGAAAATTGCCCACTAGTAGATATATACATAGTAAATATAAACATAGTAGATTAGACGAGGGCGCTCCGTGCGCTCCTCAGTTCGAGGAGGTTAGCGAGTTCTTTATTGACAACGGAAGCACGACAAGGTATGCCAACCAGTTCATGCGGTATTACGAGGGACTTGGATGGAGAACAAAAAGTGGCAGTCCTATTATCAACTGGAAGCCAATAGCCCTTAATTGGATTGACCGAGAGCGGGAGAAGAAGCAGACTGATGGGTCTGACTTCCCACGATTGTAAAGGTTCTTTCCCCCTACAACCCTCTATCTCCAAAAGCTATACCGTTAGCCAGCAGAGCAGACCGTAGGCGAGAACTGGCGTGAGGTTCGGACTGGTGGATGGTCTACGACTATTTCACATGGAGAATTGACCTCGTTTTGTAGTCAGTTGAATATGTAGAAATGTTGCATTAACTATTCCTAGCAGAATACTATGGATTGAACGAGATGCCATAGTGCGTTACTGGGAATTAAATCAAGCAGGAACAGACAGAATCGGATGGTACGAGTTATTATACGAAATAATCCGTGATTATTGGGAGTAACTATATCTGTATACTATAATAAGTACGGTTATTATACGAAATAGATATAACTAGCGGAAGAATATATTATGCGAAATTTGAACGAGAGTTGATTTTGGGAGTGGTCGGACGACTTAGCGACTATCGCACCTCTCTTTCTCTAAAAGGCGAACGACTATTTCACACAAAAAATACACGACTATTTGACGAAGATTCGTTAGAAAATGCTACGACTATTACTCTACGACTATAGGCGAACTACTCTTTACTATACTATATATAGGACTTTCAAAAGCTAGTCGTCAGACGACTTTACGACTATTGGATACGACTATTCCAGCCTGAACTCTGCGACTATTGCTCACCCTTATTAGCTATCGGGCGAAAGCCCGAAAATAAATACGGCGACAGCCGTCAATGGTTCCGCGCCGCCCGCCGCGCCCCTGCTGCTGGATTGCCCCGCCGGGTGGAGGGTGCCGGGCTGACCCGGTGCTAGATCTCCAGCCGCTGAGCGTGGGGAGTATCGAGACGCCGCCGGGCTGGCATGGTCTGCGATCTGCTGCACTGTCTGACATGGATCCATAACAGGGGACGAACCGCTGCCCTTTTTATATACCTTATTATAATATGGTGGCTGTGCTGGCCTGTACAGCGTCCGGCGTTGCGTCTGGTATCTGGTATGCGCTGGAGGTGCTGCGGCGCTGTGATACGCTCCAGCGTGGCGCAGACGGCATTATATTCGCTTTTTCCGGTCTGGTATCTGCGGCTGTAGAATGGTACAAACCGCAGGAAAAGCGCTTGTAAAGCCCTGTACGCTGTTTTGCGATGTGGGAGATATAACTGCAAGGACGGAATAAAGGCCGCTATAAACGCTTGTATGTGGCTGTATTGCAGCAGGGCAAAATAAAATCCCTGCATTCTCAGCAGATGCAAGGCAAAAGAAAAGCCCCGCCACGTGGGCGGGGTGGAGATTATTTATTTTTTTCTTCAAGGTCTGCAAGGGCGGAGCAAAGCTCTTGCGCTTCATCCTCTGTTAGGTCGTATTCTGCGCGGAGCTGGTCAGCGTCTGCGCTTCTCCATCCTCCATCATACAGGGCGGCGGCACTGCTAGAAACGTCTTTTAACATGGTTTTCCCTCTTTTCCGGGCTTTTACCCTTTTTTACAGTATAGCATATCGCAAGCCCTAAAAACAGGACTTGCAAGAAATATTTTTGTCCTTTTGGGCTGGGGCGGGGTTGCTTTACGGCGCAGCCCCGCTAAAGTGTCCGGATGACATCACTTGGATGCCTTAAACAGCGCAGAGAAAAACCAAAAGAAAAACAGGACGCAGGATAATATCATTTTGTGTTCACCTCCCGGATGCTACCGATTTCGGCGGCGGTGTACACTTTACCGCGATAGCTGCGAAAAAGGTGAATCCAGTCCCACGCATCAGCAGCGGACAAAAAGACGTTGCCAGCGCTGTATAAACCGCCGTTATATTGGATATAGCCGTTTACGATATAATCCGGCGTCTTTTTGGCTTTTGCCGTGTCGATCTCTGAGACGCTCCACACGCTGCACCCACGCACAACAGGAATATATACTTTATCTGGATAAATCATTGTTAAACTCTCCTTATACCACGCTAAAACGTTTGTAAACGGTCTTTTTGCTGCACTCTGCATAAATATCAGGGTGCGCGGCCTGTAAAAGCTTGCTATCGAGTCGGACGCTTTGCACGTCCTTATAAATAGCCTTTGCGGTGCCCTGCGCCATTTCCGGCGCACCGTGCATCATTGCGATTATATCGGCCTTGATTGCATCGTTCATTGCTTCCAATTCTTCCATGAGCCGCTTGTTTTCGCGGTATGCGTTCACCTTTTCTTCAAACGTCGTCATTTTTACACCTCATTTAATAACAAATGTATTCTACAGATTCCCAATATTCGTCATTTTCGGCGTTCCAAGAACGGATTTCGGTTTTTTTAATTCGTTTGATAACGTCGTAGGCGTGGCCGTGATATACAGAATACCGATATTTTGCAGTATCTAACACGCCAGCCTTAAGCAGCTTTGCACGAAATGTTTTTGTCATTGTCTTGCCTCCTTACTGCTCCGCCCGATTGTTGAGCCAGACCAGACAGAGAAAAAAGCCGGAAATCATGCCGCCCACGTACCAGAGGGCAGCCCACTGGGAAAAATCAAGAGTAATCATACTGCAAACCCTCCATTAATCAAATTCTGACATTGCCAGAATAATTTTTTTGCAATGCTCAACGCTCAAGCGGTACGGCTTGGAGCGGGTTAGGTTGTCCGCTACAATCTGAGTATATACCATTAGCGGCAGTTCAAAAAGCCCGGCACACTTTGGATACAGGCGCACGGCTTGATTTCTGATTTCTGCGTTTAGTTCATCTGCTCTTGTCATCTTTTAGTCCTCCTTATACTGCGGGATGTAGCCCAGCACCTTAATTTTTGCCGGAATGGTATAATAAATCTGCCCATAATCGGGGCACCAAACAGCATTATATTGTTTGCCATCGTCGCCAAGTGCCTTGCACTCCACCTCACAGGTAAATAGTTTAAGAGCGTCCGCCGTGAGCATTGCGGCAATATCTGCGGCGGGCTGTGCGTTATATGCCGCCACTGCCTTTTCCGCGTCTGCCAGCGTGTCAAATACGCCCAGCGTCCAGCCCGCACCCTCTAAGATGTAGTCTACCATATACAGGCCGCCGTCACTGCACCAAAGCCACACAACGGGCTTAATGGTCATTTTGCGGTTGTTCTGGGCTGCATAGAGCTGGTCAAGCGTGCCAGTCATTAACGCACCGTCCTCAAATGTTGCGGTATAGAGGTCACTGCATTTATAGATCTTTTTCATTGTTTATACCTCCGTGTATCCGTCTGTGATGGCTTGCGCCTTGAGTGTGTCCATGTCCCGCTTAGAGACGGCGGGCACGTCCTTAGATACAAAGTTTTCAGGAACGCGGGAAAAGGTCTTTGTACTGGTATCAATGCACAGATAATAGCCGTGCCCGTTTGCGTTGGTTTTGGTTCTAAATTCTAGTTTCATGGTTTTTGTCCTCCTGTTTTGGTGGTGTAACACGTTCTTGTGTTGTCTATATAGTAACACATCCTTGTGTTTGTGTCAATAGTTTTGAACACATTCTTGTGTTGAAAATCGTTCATGTTTGAGTGTGTCCAAATCTGCACAGTTTCGGACACACTCCACGCCCTCCAGCGTCCCGCCGCCGTCCTGATCTCCCTGCGTAGCGTGTCCAGCGTCCGGGCGTGTGTGTCGTGCGTGGCCTGTTGTGGGCGGTCTGGCTTGCATCTGGCACGGTCTGCGCTGCTGTTTGTCGTGCGCAGTCCGTCCGGGTGCGCTGGGGGCTGGGGTCTCCACCGGCGGGGTATACAGGGAGCGCCGGGGGTGGGGCAGGTGAGTCCCGTCACCACCGAAAAAATAAAAAAAGGTTCAAAAAACAGCCCACCCCCATTGCCAATCTCAAAAATTTCCGCAAAAACAAAAAAAGACCCCTACAAAGGGTCTGTGTTCTGTGCTATACTTGCCTTACAAGCCTTGAAAGGGAGGAATCTGTAATGAACCAAAAGAATGACAAGAACAAAGAAAAGAGAGAAAAGAACGAAAAGATTGCCACTTCAATATGGGGAATAATCATTGCAGTGGCTGTTATGGCTTGTGGCGCATATCTTATGATACATGGCATTGCAAGTGCCATATAAATAGAAAATGGAGGAATCTACAATGGCTAAAAGTAAAATGACAACGTGCAAGCACTGTGGCGCAGAGATTGCCGCAAGTGCAAAGGTCTGCCCTCAGTGTGGCGGCAAGAATAAACCGCCCATCTACAAGCGCTGGTGGTTCATCGCCATCATCGTTTTGATTGTCTTGTCTGCTATTGGTGGCTCTAGCGATAGCGGCAAGAAGGGCTTTGAAGAGGGCTACAAGGACGCTACATCTAACAAGGCAAGTGTATCTACCGCTTCTTCCGCTGCATCTGTTGTGCCTGAAATCAGCGAGGACGATTACAAGGCAGAGTGCCAGTCTGTGGACTATAAGGAACTGTGCCGTTACCCCGAAAAGTATGAAGGTACTAAGGTTGTTGTCAAGGTAAAGGTCTCGCAGATTATTGACGCAAACTTCTCCGGCAGCGAAAAAGCATGGAGAACTTACACGGACAATAGCGGATACGGATTCTATGCCGATGACGAGTATTATATGCTGGATAAGCGTGGTGGCGATGCCGTGAAGATTCTGGAAGATGACATTATCAACGTCTATGGTGAGTTTACAGGGCTTGAGAAAATCACCAGAGCATTGACCAGCACCACTGATGAACTGCCCCGCATTGAAGTCAAGTACGCAGACCTTGTGGATGAATAAGGAGAGCATAATGGAAAACAAAACGCCTAAGAGCGATTTGATTCCTTGCGAACACTGCGGTCACATGATTTCTAAAACGGCTAAGACCTGCCCTGAATGTGGCGGCAAAAACAGAAAATATATAAGTGCTGGCAAAGTTGTGCTTATAGTTGTCATGCTTATTATCTTCGCTTACCTTGAATTTATGCTTTCCGCTTCGTTCGCAGCGGGTTAATCTAAATGAAAAAGCCAGCGGCTAGATGTTCTCTAACCACTGGCTTTTCTTATGGGCTATTTACGATTTAAGTGTTGGAAACATGATAGGAGCACTGACTTCTTCCTTTTCCCTGAGAATGTCGAGCAAACAATCATTGTATCCCATTGAATAGCTGTCCTCGCAAAAATGTTGTACGGACGTTGCTAGCGCTACACTTACAACTTCTCTTGACCGCTTATCCTCTGGCATGATGATTTCTAATGCCTGATTAAGGATTTCATGGCTTTTTTCTAAAACGGCTTTGTGCTCTTCATTCTCAGCTTGTAGCCGAAACATTTCTTCCGAGTAGTCCATCAGCACGTCTCCATTCTAATCTGCTCGCCAACAGGCAGATAGCCCGCTTCTTTGAGCTTGCTGTAAATGAACTTCTGACCGGCTCTCGTCCAGCGGGTGACCTCTTTCGTCTTGCCGTTCGGCAGCTCGATCGGATGCCCGACAACGTATCCGTTGCCAAGATATTTCTTGTAAGGAATCCACTGCTTATTTACAACGTGCTGGATGCCCATTTTCTCAAGAATCTTGTTCAGCTTTCGAGCGGTCAGGCCGTAGTTCATGGCGATCTGCGTGGTAGTCAGGCTTTCATCAGAGAGCAGCATCGCCTTTGCGTAGTCAGAATCCGGCTTCATCTTGGCGTTTTCCGCTTCCAAAGCCTTTACTTTCTTGCGCTCCGTGTCGATAACACTGTTGGCAGCAATCAGAGCACGGCTCAACAGCATTTCCGTGGATTCCGGCTCCGGGTTTGTCAGCTTCTGCTCCATCTGATTGAAAGCATCAATGTACTTGAGTTTCCATTCAAGGGCTTCCTTGCCGGTGAATCCCATAGCAAGGAGCGTAAACCCATCGCGATTCATCAGATACTCAGGTAGCGCTTTGTTTTGGACTGAAAGGTACTCCGATTTGAAGAACATAGAGGACAGTCCAATTTTGGGCTCTCCTCCCATCAGGTTTTCGATGTCGCGAAGAACGTGCTTGTGCTCTTTTCCAAAGTTCTCCGCTACTTCGCGGCTGGACACGACAACCTGTCCGTTCTCGCTGATAAGATTGATAGCATATTTAACCTTTTGTTCCATAAAAACTCCTATGGTTCTTGCGGAACAAGCCAATTCCTGCTATAATAAGGCTGGAACAGCTTGTTCCAGTGGTTTTGATGATACGTTCGCTGTGGTCGCCAAACTTTAGCGAGCGTATCATTTTTCGTTTTCATCGGGCATGGGGTACTTCTCAAGGTAGGCATCGCGGACGGCCTGTGACAGCGATACGCGGCACTTCTTGCAGTGCTCCACCAGAAACTCATACTGACGATCAGTGAAGCCAACGGCTACCTGATGGCGGTATGCTTCGATGTAGGGACTTCTTGCCATGTTCTTATCTCCTTTCTTTGAGGTGCATTAAGTGTAATTGCAAAATGTGGTAAAGTCAAGCAAAAATAGACCCACGAAACACTACATTTAGTGTTCGTTCATCTTGACAAACCACTTTCTACGTTTTGCACAAAACTCAGTCCTTATTTTTGGCTGCTCCCGCTTCGTACCCTGCCCGATAGTTCAGTTCGGACAGCTTACCCAGTGCTTCTGCGTACTCCCTGTCCTCGCTGGTCGGCTCTTTGCCGCGTGCGAGTGTTTTCAGAAATTCTTCGGTTGTCGTTGGAAAGTTCATGTTTTTTGCTCCTTTCTATTGCAGAAGTTGTCTGCTTCTGCTATAATAATTGACAGAAACCGAGACTGCGCCCTTGGTTGCGCAGCTTCTGTTTTGTGGTGGAATAGGTCGTCAGTACTACTTTGGTCGGTGAGGCTGACGGCTTATTTTTTTATGCCACAAAGGATAAATCTACCATTGTTGGCTGATTCATCGTGTGTTCTGCTGTCTTAGATTATAGACGCTTGGTATATAGTTGTCAACAGCCCAATTTGTATAATTTTCATCAGATATATCTGATTTTTACTCATTATAACGTAAATTTACGTTATTTGATAGTACTCCCGTAAACGGATTAGTTTACCCTAGTGATAGTAACTCAAAAGATATTTTTCGATAATTCGTAAGGCTACTATTTAAGTATACAGTTTGTAAAGCAACGAAAAAGTTTACAGCCGTTTGACCACCCTATTGATAGTAAAAATTTCGCAAAAAACACAAGAAGATGTTGACATAGACACGAGAATGTGTTATCATGGGGCTGAAAGAGAGGTCTGGTAAAAATGGCAGAGAAGAAAAAAGGCGGCGCAACCAAAAATAAAGTCAATTCTGGGGAAATTCTTCGCTCCGTTATGAAAATCAGAGGATATACTTCTGCATCTCTTGCAAGACAAATGGAGTATGAAGTTTCTTCTTATGTGACAAACCGTGTTAATGCGGATGATTTGAAGTTGTCCACAATGGCGATGCTCTTGGAAGAAATGAAATACCAAATCGTAATTCAACCTATTGGTGCTGATGTTGCATCGGATGAATTTGTTCTTAAGGTTCTTGAAAGAGACGGTGAACCTGAATGATTTACGGTTACGCTCGTGTCAGCTCCGCCGGACAGGCGATTGACGGCAACAGCCTTGAAGCCCAGTCGGAACTTCTGAAAGCCAACGGAGCACAGAAAATCTTTTCGGATGTTTACACCGGCACGAAGCTGCATCGACCTGAATTGGACAAGCTGATGGCTGAAATCCAGCCGGGAGACACGCTGATCGTGGCAAAGCTTGACCGCATTGCTCGTTCTGTGAAGGGCGGCATTGAAATTATTGACAGCTTGCTTGCAAAAGACGTATCCGTGAACATTCTGAATATGGGTCTGATGAACAACACATCGACCGGAAAACTGATTCGCAACGTTATGCTTGCCTTTGCAGAGTTTGAGCGTGACATGATTGTTGAGCGTACCAAAGAGGGCAAGAATATTGCCAGCCAGCGCCCAGATTACAGGGAAGGCCGCAAACCCACCGAGTATGACCGAAACCTCTTTGACGTTCTCCATGAGCAGGTTGAGAAGCGCATTCTCACGGTCACGGACGCTGCCAAGCAGCTTGGCGTTACCCGCCAGACATGGTATCGGATTGCTGAACAGAACAGGTGACATTGTTCGCAACCTAGAATAAAACCGAATGAGAAAGGAGAATACATTGAAAACGATTGACGGAAAATATGCGTCCGCAAATGTGTTCACGGACAATATTGAAGACAAAGCGTCTGAGCAGATTTTGACGCTTTGCAATCAGAGTTTTGTTGATGGCTGTAAAATTCGAATTATGCCAGATGTTCATGCTGGTTCCGGGTGCGTAATTGGGTTTACGGCAAACTTGGGTAAGAAAGTCATTCCGAATATTGTGGGTGTGGACATTGGTTGCGGAATGCTTGTCGCTGAACTCGGAATTGAACATATCGACCCGAAAAAGTTAGATAAAGTAATCAGAGAACGAGTTCCGGCTGGAATGAATGTTCACGAATCGCAGAAAATGTCGGATTCTTTCCTTGGCCAGCTTGACTGCAAAGATAGCCTACATAATGTTGACTGGATTCTTCGCAGCATGGGTACTTTGGGCGGCGGTAATCATTTTATCGAGTTGGACGAGGACGAAGAGGGAAACCAGTATCTTGTTATCCATACGGGAAGCCGAAATCTTGGCAAGCAGGTAGCTGAGTACCATCAAAACGTAGCTATTTCAAATATCAAAGGAAAGAACAAAAGAAAAGACGCCACGGAACGTCTGATTGCGGAACTGAAAGCGCAGGGTCGTGAACAAGAAATCTCGCAAAAAATCAAAGAATTGGATATTCAGTTCCCTGATATTCCGAATGAGCTTTGCTATCTAGAAGGTGAAGAACGCGATTCTTACCTTAACGATATGCGGATTTGTCAGGCTTTTGCGAGGATGAATAGAGCAAGAATTATGCATACTATTTTAGATGGTGTTGGAATTGACTCTATGCTGACCCATGCGTCCTTCTTTGAAACCGTTCATAACTATATTGATGAATCGGATGATATTATCCGAAAAGGCTCTGTATCCGCTAGAGAGGGCGAGAAGCTGATTATTCCTCTTAATATGAGAGACGGAAGCCTTATCTGTGTTGGTAAGGGCAATCCTGATTGGAATTTCTCTGCTCCGCATGGTGCTGGCAGACTATATAGCAGAACAGCGGCTAAAAAAGCATTCAGCGTTGATGAATACCAAAAGCAGATGAACGGAATTTATACTACGTCAGCCGATGAATCCACGTTGGATGAATGCCCGATGGCATATAAGCCAGCGCAGGAAATTATCAACGCAATCTCTCCAACCGTTGATATTGTAAAGCATATTAAGCCGATTTACAATTTCAAAGCTGGAGAATAAAACCGAATATTTGATTTTTGTGCAGTTGTAGGCACTCTTTACATTTTCAGGTAGGGGGTGCCTATTTTTTTATGCAGCCAAAGCAGTGTATCGCCATCATTGACAGCATCAAAGCGTATGCAAAGCAGAATCCGACAGAAGCACAGGTCTATGAGGACTGGTTTCAGGCGGTTGTGAACCTGAGAGATGCCCTGCCGCAGGACAAGCGGTTCGATGCCTACAAATACTCTGGTGAGCTACGTTCTGTCTGTGCAGTCATGATGGGCAAGATGAAAACAGGCGAGGACGTGGCGAAGGTCTATGACATTATCGGCCGGACATACCTGTTTGAAGCAAAGGACGTGTTCGACAGCTATTGCATCTACCTTGAATGGAATCGTTCGCCAGAGAAGAAGTTCTATCAGCCGAGACGAAAGGTTCTTTTGACGCTGGTTCGTGACCTAGAGGACTTGTTTTTCCATCGTGTAGAATTTCTTGGGGTTAGTCAACCTCCGAGAACTGGAAAAAGTACGCTCTGTATATTTTTCATCACATGGCTGATGGGCAACCGTCCTGACGTTGCATCGGTTATGAGCGGACATTCCGATAAGCTGACCAATGGCTTCTATGGTGAAGTGCTGTCCATCATCACCGACCCTGTAACTTACAACTGGGGCAAAATATTCCCTGACGTTCAGCTTGTGGACAAGAGCGCAAAGGACGAAAGCGTTGACCTGAACCGAAAGAAGCGCTTCCCAACCCTGACTTGCCGCTCAATCGGCGGCACGCTGACTGGTGCTGTTGAAATCGGCGAGGGCGGCGTTCTGTACAGCGATGACTTGATCGAGGACTTGGAAGAAAGCCTGAACGTTGAGCGTTTGAACAACAAGTACGATGCCTATTTGAACCAGCTGAAAGACCGTAAAAAGCAGGGCGCATTGGAACTGATGGTTGGCACACGCTGGAATGTGCTTGACCCTCTGGGACGCATACAAAACCAGTATGCGGACAATCCGAAGTACCGCTTCCGGGTGATTCCTGCGGTGGACGAGAACGGACACAGCAACTTCAATTATGACTATGGCGTTGGGTTTGACGATGCCTACTATGCTGATATGAAAGCCAGCATTGACGATGCAACATGGTGGGCAAAGTACATGGGTAAGCCCTATGTGCGTGAAGGTCTGCTGTTCCCTGCCGATGAACTGCGGTATTTCAACGGCGTTTTGCCTGACGGTGAGCCTGATCGCAAGCTCATGGTCATGGACATTGCATGGGGCGGCGGCGACTTCACCGCCTGTCCCATCGCTTATGTGTACGGTGATGCCGTATTCATCCCTGACCTTGTGTTCAACAATGGCGATAAGACCGTGACCAGACCGGAAGTTGTTGGCAAAATCATCCAGCATAAAATCAATGTGGTGCGTGGCGAAGCCAACAATGGCGGCGATGAATATTGTGACGTGGTAGACAGCCAGCTTCGGCAGCAGGGCTATCACTGCTCTGTCCGCAGCCAGCGTGCGCCAAGTGGACAAAGCAAGCTGTCAAGAATTATCCAGTACGCGCCGGACATCAAACGGTTCTATTTCCTTGACGAAAAGCACCAGTCGAAAGAGTACAAGGCATTCATGGAACAGGTCACGATGTTCACGCAGCTTGGCAAAGTTCCGCACGATGACGCACCGGACAGTCTGTCGCAACTTGCTGATGAATTGTATAACGGAATCAGCAAAATTGAGCCTGTCAAGAGGCCTTTTTGAGAAAAGTGTCATATATAGCGGTGCTTGGAAACAAAAATTTGATTTTCAGCTATATTTTGCTTTACAATATAAGCAGGAAGCTTGCTACTTCCGTTAGGTATTCTTCTGATGAGATTTTGTCATTTTGCTCATCGGCCCTTCATTGTGTGAATACCACTCCTTTCTTTCCTGTGGCGACGGTCGCTCTTCGTCACAGGTTTCTATGAGTTGCGTTCTCTACCGGATGAGAATGCTGGTGCCCCCAATGCTTAACAATGCCAGCAATCGGTGGTTCAAACCCACCACGCAGCACAACGATTCTCTTGCTTTGCATGGGATATTCTCCTGAAACTACCTCTTCCGTTATTCCCGGCTCTCAATGCAATGTCTTTAGATTTTTCACATTGCAAAGAGCAGCGGCTCCAATTAAGCCGGGTTTATCACAGATTGCAGCGGTCAGGCAGCTGCACGTCGAAAGACGTAGGCATTGGTGCAAATCCGAAATCTGTGACCATTTGTGGTTTTCTTTTAGGCGGGAAAACTACGTTGTTAGTCCCGACAACTAACTAGCGTAGCCGGAAGCGCGAACAGTTTCCCGGTAGCTTCTGACAGGTCTGTGCTCAACAGCCTGTTTCCAGAAATCCAACGAAAGGAGCGCTCATGCTAGTTAGAATCTGTTGCCCTTGTATCCGGCAGAACCCTATCTATAAGAACGTCCGCTGCAACCGCTATCTTGGCGAAGTGGACGGACGATACCATTTCAAGTGCGACAGATGCAAGGGCGTTATCGAAGGAGACACAAGGGAAGGATGGGTGAAAATCATCCATCCGCCAGAAAAGTAAATAGCTTTTGAAGCGCAGTTTTGGCGCAGTGAGATAGACCTTAACAGGTTTGTCTTGCTGCGCTTTTTATTTTGCTAGAAAGGAGGAAAACATGGCTGAGTATCAAACGGTTGTTGGCGGATTTTTGAATGAGCCGCTAACCGGACGCAGACCGATTGAAACGCCGGAGACCGAAATCAATCGGGCAAACGTGCTGAAAGTTGTCATGGGCAAGGCAGAGCCCATTCATCTGCTGAACAAGAACGAGATTCGCTTTCTGCACAACTACTACTTGGGTAGCCAGCCTGTCCTCCACCGCACGAAGGAGTACCACGCTGAAATCACCAACCGCATTGTAGAGAACCATGCCAACGAGTGCGTTGGCTTCTACACCGGCTACATGAGCGGCACTCCTTGCTCTTATGTGCGGTCTGAAACAGCAACAGGTGACGGTGAGGAAATTGCTCGCCTGTCTAACGCCTTGCAGTATGAGGGCAAGGACGCGCTTGATCGGCGGCTCTGGCAGTGGATGTTGGAGTGCGGACAGGGATACCGCATCGTTCTTCCTGACAAGGGGTACAACGGAAACTACCCGGACGAAACACCCTTGCTGGTGGACGTTCCCGACCCGGATATGGCGTATGTGATTTACAACTCCGGCATCGGGCATAAGCCTATCGCCAACGTGCTGCACATCCCACGCAATTATCAGAATGACCTGAACGACTTAATTTGCGTGTATACGCCAAACCAGTACTTTGAAATCGACAACGGCAAGGTTACGAAATCGGAGAACCATTCTCTCGGAATGCTGCCGATGGTCGAATACAAGCTGAACCCGGAGCGGATGGGTCTGTTTGAACCAGCTATTCCTGTGTTGGATGCCATCAACGACCTTGAAAGCAACCGTTTGGACGGTGTGGCGCAGTTCATCCAGTCCATCATGGTGTTTACCAACTGCCTTGTGGACAAGGATGCGCTTGACCAAGTAAAGGAACTTGGCGCAATGTGCCTAAAATCCACTTCTGGTCTGCCCGCTTCTGTTTCTCAGATTGCAAACGAGCTTGACCAGCAGCAGAGCCAGACCCTGCTTGATTCTATGTTGAACGTGTACCGCAGTCTGACTGCCATGCCTAGTGCCACTGGCAGCGAGAACGCAACGTCCGACAATGTGGGTGCGGTCATCGTCCGCAATGGCTGGAATCACACCGAAGCAAGGGCGCAGCAGTACGAGAATATGTTCAAGTATGCTGAACGTCAGAGCCTGTCTGTAATGCTGAAAATCTTGCGTGATACGGTTGGCTCTAAGCTGATGGCAAGTGACATCAACATCAAACTGCCACGCCGTCAGTACGACAACCAGCAGAGCAAAGTTCAGATTTTCGCACAGATGATTCAGCAGCCGATTGACCCGCAGCTGGCGTTCACCACGCCCGGTCTGTTCCCAGACCCGCAAGCTGCTTACGAAATGAGCAAGCCCTTCCTGATTGCTGCTGGCAAGCTGGGAGAGGATGGGAAAGCGCCGGAGCCGCAGGAACAGCCTAAACAGGACGCTACCGGCACAAATACCGGGGACATGGCAGACAAACAGTCTACCGATACCAATAAAGAAACAGAGGGCGAATAACCCTTTGCTATAAACACGGCAGGGAAGCCGGGATACAAATTTCGCAGCGTTGCAGGGAAGCAACGGTAAAAAAACGCAGGAGGAAATTAACGATATGAAACTCAATGTGTTGCTTGGTGATGCCTACAAAGAGGGCATGACCGCCGATGAAATCATTTCTGCGCTTGAAAAGGTTGCAGACCCTAACGCAGAGGTTGAGAAGTTGCGCAACGCCGTGACGAAAGCCAATGGCGAAGCTGCCGAGTACAAGAAGCAGCTCAAGGCAAAGCGTACCGATGACGAGAATGCCGCACAGGAACAGGCTGACAAGATGGCAGAGATGCAGAAACAGATTGAAGCCCTGACTGCCGACAAGGAAAACCTCGTCAAGGAAAAGACCCTCGCATCTTACCGTGAGAAGTTCGTTGCACAGGGTTATGACGCTGAACTTGCCAACAAGGCTGCATCTGCACTGGCTGACGGTGACATGGACAAGGTTTTTAAGTTCCAGTCGGAGTTTATGACTGCCCACGACACCGCATACAAGGCTTCTCTGCTGAAGGATATGCCCACACCTCCGGGTGCTGATGGCAATGGTGACGGCGCAGATAGCGCAGGCGTTTCCTTTGCTAAACGCTTTGCGAAGGAGCGTGCAGACGCAAACAAGGCATCGAGTGACGCAATGACTGCTTTCCATTAAGGAGGAAAACATGAAGTACACCAATACTCCGGTATCGGCTCCTGAAAGCACTATTCTGGCTGCTGATACCTACGTTGCCATTCCCTTTACTGTCAAGGAGACCAATGCTGTTCCGGCTGGCTATCCTATGGCAAAGACTGGCTTGAAAGCTGCTGCCACCACTGGCACCAGCGCTGCTGATGCGGCTACCGATGCCATTGGCATTCTGCTGCACACTGTTGACCCTGCCGTCAACCCCAATGGCGCACTGCTGATTCAGGGCGTTATTGATGTGGACAAGGCAAAGCTGTCTGGCTTTACCTATTCTGCAAACGATATTGCCGCTCTGAAAAAGGCTGTTCCCGCCGTTTTCTGTCGTACCGATGTTGGCGCAAAGAGCGAGTAAGGAGGACTAAATTATGGCACTGAATCTGAATGAAATCTTCTCCCCTGCTGCGATTGCCGCCTACTGGACGAATGACCCGACCAATGCGCAGCCCTATGCTTCTGATGCTCTGTTCCCTGCCCGTAAGAAGGTCAGCATGGAACTGAAGTGGCTGCGTGGTCACAAGGGCGTTGGCGTTTCGCTGAAGCCTAGCGTGTTCGACACTAAGGCTACGTTCCGTACTCGTCAGGGCATCAAGATGACCGAGACCAGTATGCCGTTCTTCCGTGAGGGCACTCACATTGATGAGGAAGACCGCCGCAAGATTATCTCTGTTCTGGCTACCAATCAGGAGTTTGCGGCAGACGTTATCAATCGTGTCTACGATGATACCGCACAGCTTATTACAGGTGCTCGCATTGTGCCTGAGCGAATGGTGTGGCAGCTTCTGGCTCCTAAGACTGGCAAGCCCGGCATCTCCATCGAATCCAACGGCGTGAGTTACATCTACGATTACGACCCGGACGGCACTTGGCAGCAGTCCAATTACAAGGCTCTGGCTACCAAGGAGAAATGGGATGCTCCTACTACTGCAACCCCCATCGCCACGATGACTACTGCCGCAAACACCGTGCTGGCAAACACTGGTGAGATTATCACCGATGCCTACATGAACACCAACACTTTCCACAAGATGATTGCTGCGGATGAAATCAAGAACCGTTTCCTGACGGTTATGAAAACCGCCACCGCCGTTCTTGTCGATTCCGAGGCACGTTCTGTTGTCGAAAGCGCATCCGGCATCCGCATCCATCTGTACGACAAGATGTTTAAGTCGGAGGAGACCGCTGCTGCTGAAAAGTACCTGCCTGATGGCTATGTCGTGCTGGCTCCTTCTGGCTTTCTGGGCAATATGTACTATGTTGCCACCCCTGAGGAAGCCGACCTGATGGCTGGCATTTCCAACGCACAGGTTTCCGTTGTGAACACTGGCGTTGCTGTTACCACCGAGCAGACCGTGCATCCCGTCAACACCAACATCTACGTCTCTGAAATCGTCCTGCCGTCCTTTGAGCGCATGGACGCTGTGTACTGCATCAAGGCTTACTAAGGCGAAAGGAGGAAAGCGGCATGGGAGACCAGTATTCCGAAGCGGCAGTCAAGCTGGGACAGTACATCGCCCCTGCACTTGACCGTGAAATCACGGACGAGGACTACCCACTCTTCGACCTGCTGCTTGATTTTGCCAAAGACAAAATATTTGCGCAGGGCTACCCCTTCGGCAACAGACCGGACGAGTTGCCCTTGCAGTATCAGTCGTTGCAGATACGCATTGCAGCGGAACTGTACAACCACATCGGTGCAAACGGACAGACGAGCTACACCAACAATGGCATCACTCGTGTGTGGGAAAGTTCCGATGTGGCACAGTCCCTGCTTAACGAAGTGGTTCCGAGAGTAGGTGTTATCGGCTGATGTTCAATGGAAGCCCGCTGGATAAGCGCCCGCTGTGGTATTCAAACCCGGTCGGCGAGAAAACGCCTGTTGTGGACGAGTGGGGAAACGAGACTGGCGAATCCGCATACAAATCTTGGAGCGACCCCGCAAAACTGATGCTGAACGTCAGCCCTCCTACTGGTTCTGCGGAAGCAAACCCTTTTGGAGCGTTCACGGATTACAGCTACGTTGTAAGTTCGTCCAGCAAAAAGCACAACACACCGCTTTATGAAGGTACGCACGTCTGGCTTCAGACAGACGTTTCAAAGCCCTTCAATTACATCGTGGTCAAGGTCGCAGAGCATATCACAGACACGAAGTATGCGCTGAAAGAGGTGGCTGCAAGTGAAAATTAAAGTGAGGTTGAGCGATGCCGGACTTCGTGATGCGGAACGTCAGATACAGGAGTACAAAGCCACCCTGAACAAAAAGGCGCAGGAGTTTGCAAAGGCGTTGGCTGACAAAGGGCTTGACGTGGCAAAAGTTCGTTTTGCGAACGCACAGTATGCTGGTAGCAACGATGTTTCTTGCCATGTTGAGCAGAACGGAGCCGCCTGTTCCATTATTGCAGAGGGCAAGTCGGTTGCTTTTATCGAGTTTGGCACTGGTGCACACCACAACGGATATGGCGGCGAGCTGCCGCCCGGCGTTGGAGCGCACGGTTCCTACGGTCAAGGCAAGGGCGCTGGCAGACGTTGGTACTACTACGGCGATCCCGGCAATGCCGGAACCTATGTAGATACCGTTCCCGGCAAGGGCCAGTTGAATTACACCGATGGTAATGAACCGGCTATGGCTATGTGGGGAGCTGTTGAAGAAATGGCTTCTCAGGTCGAAGCAACGTGGAGGGAGGTTTGGAATAGTTGATTGATTATTTCAATTCTATCTTTACGGCTGTTGCTAAGGAGCTGCGAAAGCAAGTGCCCGGTATCTTAGTCACTAGCGAAATTGATGACCGCCCTGTTAAGAGGTTTCCGTGTGTGCAGATAGAGGAAAACAACAATTTGCCTGTACATATTGATTCTGCTGGTCACAGCAAGTACGCTGCTGTTTCCCTGCGTGTGCGGGTCTACTCTAACAAGAACACCGGGCGCATTGCAGAAGCACGCTCCATTGTAGGCATCGTGGATTCTGCTCTTGAACCGCTTAAAATTTATCGCAAGTCGTTTGTCCCGTTGAATGGACTGTATAACAATTCCGTCTATCGGATTGATTGCAGCTACGGGGCAACAATCGGAGAGGACGGAACGATTTACCGAAACTAAGGAGGTAAACATTCTATGAGTACTGCTATCTCCGGTCTGAACACTACCCTTTACTGTGGCGAAAGCGCAACAACTCTGACGAAGCTGTGCGACATTAAGGATGTGCCCGACCTGATCTCCGACCCGAACCTTCTGGATGCAACCACCCTGTCTGATGGTATGCAGAAGCAGATTTTTGGCATCGTTCAGGCTGACACCAAAGCCTTTACCGCTAACTACAACAAGACCGACTACGCCGCCGTCAAGGCTGCTGGTTATGACGATACCTCTGAGAGCAACGTGGACAAGTACTACGCCCTGAAAATGCAGGACGGTTCCGGCTTCACTTGGCAGGGTATGCATCAGGTCGGTCTGTCTGGCTTTGGCGTAGACGAGGTTGTGGAGATGACCATCAATTGCATCTTCCACTCTACCCCGAAGTTCAGCGAGAGCCTGACCATTAACGGCGGCTAAACCGCAAAAATCGAATCAATCAAACCGGGCAGAACTGAACAACGGATTTGGTTCTGCCCCTATTTATAAAGGAGAGCATTTATTATGGCTGCTAAGGTTATCAACTTTCATTCCCCCGATGGCAAGAACACTTACGAGCTGACCTTTACTCGTGACAGCGTGGAAGCTACCGAGCGTGCAGGTTTTCAGATTGGCCAGTATACCCAGATGACCAACCTGCTGTCCAACTCTCGTGCCCTGTTCTATGGTGCTTTCATCGCACGGAACAAGGGCATCAAGCGCAAGGTCGTTGACGAAATGTTCCAGCACATCGAGGAGAAGGAAGATTTGATGGGCATTCTGCTTGAGATGTTCATGGACGCTTCTAAGTCTCTGCTGGCAACTGACACTGAGGACAAGACCGCAAAAAACGCAACGTGGGAGATTGTGTAACCGCACAATCTCAAGAAACAGACGGAGAGAGGGAGCCGTTCTCCTTCTCCAAGCTGTTCCACGATGTAGAAGCCTATTACATCTCCATCGGCATGACCTATGACCAGTTCTGGTATGGCGATGTCTGGCTGGCGAAGGTCTACCGTGATGCAGAGGAGCTGCGGGAACGCAGAGCCAACGCAGAAGCGTGGAGAAATGGCTTTTACATGGCATCTGCGCTTTCCTCTACGGTTGGCAATATGTTCCGCAAGAAAGGGTCTAAGCCCATCAAGTACATGGATAGACCGATTCCCCTTACCAAAAAGGAGAAAGACGAGTATGAATACCAACGCGCAGTTGAGGCGCAGGAACGAATCAAGAGAATGATGTTCTCTATGATGGAAAGTGATGGTGGTAGTGATGGCTGATGTTGATATTACAAGCTTATCCGTAGAGATTTCTGCGGAATCGCAGGGCGCAGAGCTTAATATCGACAAGCTCGCTACCGCCATTTCTAATTTGCGAACAAAAGGAAACGTCACAAAGGTTGTGAACAGCCTTGACAGGCTGGCCGGTTCCATTGCAACACTGAAACAGGCATCCGCTGGAATGTCTGGACTGGGCAAAATCACTAGCTTCCTGAATGGGCTTTCCAATGTCAACACGACTGCAAGCGCAAAGAGCATCAACACGGTCGTGAATGCAATCAAGAAGATTCCTGCGGCTGTGTCTGGCTTAAACGGTGTGGATTTTTACTCCATGTCTGGAAGCATTACTCAGCTCACTAACGCTTTGGCTCCGCTGTCCATTCTGGACGCATCGAACCTTAAAGCTCTTGGCAGTGCTTTTAATGCGATTGGAAAGGTTCCTGACCTGACCGACAAGCTGAAAGCGACAGATCTTGATTCTTTTGCAAGCTCTTGCCAGAAGATTTCTGCTGCCCTTACTCCCCTTGCATCTCAGCTTGACAAAGTAGGCAACGCCTTTGCAAAGCTTCCCCCGCAGTTGAGCAAGGTTGTGACACAGGCGAACCGTGTGACTGCTGCCAACGAAAAGCAGCGCAAGAGCTATCTCAGCCTGTCCAATCAGATGAACGGCTTTATGCGAAACATGGCAAAGCTAGTCTCGTTGAAAGCCATCGCTGAGTATCTTGGCAACGCTGTTGCGAAGTTCAATGACTTCTATGAAGCGACAGACCTGTTTCATAATGCTATGGGCAATTTGAGCGGTGAAGCTGATACGCTCATTAGCAAGATGCAGGGCTTACTTGGCGTTGACCCGACCAAAGCGATGACCTACATGGCTACCATTCAGAGCTTGGGTACTTCGTTTGGCCTGACCAGCGACAAGGCATACGTTCTGTCTAAGAACCTGACTCAGCTTGCCTATGACGAAGGTTCCTATTGGAACAAGGACGTTGCAGAGACCTTTACCGCAATGTCCTCCGCAATCTCTGGTGAGATTGAGCCTATTCGCCGTTTAGGCGTTGATCTGTCTCAGGCACGGTTACAGCAGGAACTTTTAGCCTTGGGCTTTAATAAACAGGTTTCTAGCCTGTCTCAGGCGGATAAGGCAGTTCTGCGTTACATTGCCATTATGAAGCAGACTGCCAATGTGCAGGGCAACCTTGCGCAGACCATCCAGAGCCCTGCGAACCAGATTAAAATTCTGAAAGCGCAGTTGGATATGCTGGCAAAGTCTGTTGGCTCTTTGCTCTACCCTGCCCTAAAATCTATTCTCCCACCGCTGATTGCCGCTGTTCAGCTCATTCGAGAGTTTGTTGAATGGGTGGCAAAGCTAATGGGTGTGAAGGTTGTGTTCACTGATTTCACCAAGAGCGCTGACAGCGTTGGCAGAATCGGTGACGCGATGGATGACACAGCAGATTCGACAAAGAAAGCCGCCAAAGCCCTCAAGGACTACACGATGGGCTTTGATGAATTGAACATCATTGACCCCACACAGGGAAGTTCCGGTTCTGGCGGCGGCGCATCCGCTGGCAATATCTTGGGCGATGTAGACTTGTCCGGCTACGATATGTTCAAGAACTATGTTGGCACATCTATTGATGAGATGAAGCAAAAAATCAAAAGTATGCTTCCTCTGATTGAATCTATTGCGGCTGCATTTGCTCTTTGGGAGCTTGGAAAGTTCATCAAACAAATCGGTGAAGTTATCAAAGGCATGAACGGCATTCAAAAAGCCGCCGCCATGATTGCCATTCTTGTTGTCGAATGGACACTCGTTCAGAAGTTTTCCGATAGCTTCTTGAAAACCGGAGACGTTAAAGCATTTTTTGCGGAATGGCTTACTACTGCCGCAGCGGCTATCGGCGGTTACGCTTTGTTTGGGGCTGAAGGTGCATCTCTTGCCCTTATCGTAAGCGCCGTTGCACAGCTTGAATCCATTAAAACCAATCTGTCGCAAGGCACTGCCAAAGCTACTGACGCATCCGTTTGGATTCAAGGCATTAGCGCCGCCGTAACAACTGGAATTGCTGGTGCGGTATTTACCAAAACTGCCACAGGATTTTCGCTCGGTCTTTCCGTTGGCGCTGTTCTCGCCTTGTCTGCCATCACTTATGGTGGCACAAAAGGCGGCTCCATTAAACCGGGTGATTCTATTGATATGCTACTGACGGCCTTGACGGCGGCTGCTGGCGGTCTCGCTGGTGTTACGCTCGCTTTGGCTGCTGGCGCTTCCGCTCCGATTGCTGGCGCAGCACTTATTCTTGGTGTTGGCGTTGGCGTTGTTTTGGAACAGCTTGGCATTACCTTTGGCAAAAAAGACCGTATCAAAGACGTTGAAGATTACATCAAGCGTTACGAAGATGCCGGTTATACAACCCTTGCGATTCACTACCGTTTGAAAAATCTTGGCTTTTCCGACAATGAAATCAATATGGCTGAACAAGGCATTGATTCTACGTTCGAGATTTTCCGATACACATTCAACGAAAAGCTAGAAGCTCTCAATGAGTGGTGGAGCCAGAAGTGGGAAGGTTTCAAGGAAAACATTGGCAAATCTTGGGACAGTCTCAAGAATTTCGCAGCGAACTATTGGGAAAACAATTCGCTGATTCACGGCCTTATTGAGCAAACAAAACAAAACATCGCCGATTTAAAAGAAACGCTCGGCACTATTCGAAAAGCGTTTGACCAAAAAGTTAAAGACATTGAGGAAAGCGCCGCAAATGCGGGAAGAGCTGCTGCGGAATGGGTAAACGGAGTTCTCGACAAATTTAGAAAAAAGCGTGATGAGTTCTTTAATGCTGGCAAAAACCTGATTCAAGGTTTTATCGACGGTATCAAAAATTTGAAGGAACAAGCCATTAGCAGCGTTACCAGTATTGCCACTTCTGCTGTTGATAAGTTCAAATCGCTTCTAGGCATTCATTCTCCTTCTACTGTGTTTGCGGAGATTGGCGGTTACATCGACCAAGGCCTTGCAAACGGAATCACTGCTGCTGTCCCCTACGTCACCACTGCTATGCAGGGCGTTGTAGACGCTGTGCAGGAGAAAGGCAACGAGCTGATTGCCGCCGGTTCTACTCAGGCTACCAACTACGTTACCGGGTTCTTGAACGGTCTGGATACCCAGTGGCAGCAGATTGATTCCAGCTTGCAGAACGATTTTCTGGGTAGTATGCAGACGCTCGGTACTGCCATCGAGAAGGGCGATTTGCAGTCTCTTGGTAAGTGGGCGGCTTCCTATTTCTATCATGCAATGGATGATGAACAGCGCGCACAAATCAAGTCTATTGCAGAAAACAGCCTTACTTGGCTGACAAGCAACCTGAGTGGCGTTTGGAACAACATTGCCGGTATGGCTTCTAGCTTTATCGGTCAACTGGTTCCTTCGACCGTTGCTGCTACGACGGCGCAGACCGGATTAAATATTGCAATGGACGCAAACCCGATTCTGTTTGTTGTTTCGCTGATTGCAATGCTGGCTGGCGCTTTGCTCAATCTAGCCGGAACGAATAGCGATGTTGCGGGCGGCATTTCTTCCGTGTGGGGCGGGTTGAAGGATTTCATGTCCTACATTTTCGAAGGCATCGTGCGTCTGCTCGGCACATTTGTGCAGGGCTTCATCAACGGCGTCAACATTATGATTGGCGCATACAACCTTGTCGCTCGGCTCTGGGGTGGTCAGATTGATTATATCAAGAACCCGCTGTTCGAGTATGCGGACAAGATTGCCGCCGCTCGTGAAAACAGCTCTTCCGTAGATTCTCTTGCTTCTGGAAACTTGGATTATTCCAGCGTTCCGGGAACCAGCGAATACGAACAGGCGTCTGGCTCCGGTTCGTATTCTTCTAGCAGTTATACTCGGTCGGCAGAGCTTACCCCGTCTGAGCTTCGAGATTCTGTAAAAGAAGGTTTTATCGCCGCTATGCAGGAATCCGGATTCGGCGATACGGACAACGGAAACTTCACTGTTCGGGTTTATCTCGACGGAAAGGAAATCACTTCTGCGGTCGAAAAACGTCAGAGTGATCGCGGAATGTCCCTGATGGGAACGGAAGCATACAGTTATTAAGGAGGTTGCGGTTCTATGGCAAATATTCCAGCACTGGTCACAGTGAACGGCACGGCACTGCCTGAACCGTCCTCTTATGAAGCTACCACAAGTACGATTGTGGATTCTGGACGAAATACTCAAGGAAAAGTGGTCGGGGCTGTCGTGCGACACGATGTTGCAAAAGTATCGCTGTCGTGGAACTACCTGACCGCAGCCCAGTGGGCAACCGTCCTTAGTTTGTTCACAAGAAACTTTTATTGCTCGGTTCGATTCTTGAATCAAGCAACAAACACTTATGAAACCCGACAGATGTATGTGTCCGACCGCACATCCGGTATGTGGAGGCGAAGCCCAAACAGCGGAAACGTAATGGGCTGGACTGGATGCAAACTGGCGCTTGTGGAGGTCTAAGATGGAACACCCTTCTCAAAAATGGCTGAACAAGTTCAGCGAAACGCTTGTTCCTGAGACGTTTATCAAGATTTTTTATGATAGTACAGAACCCGGCGTTCAGAAAGATGCTTCTGCAAGCGCAGATACTCAAGCTTCTTTCAGCAATGTTTCTGGAATCACGTCTGACGACAATGAGCACATTGTTTCAAAATACGCAACCGGAGAGCCAAATCTTCATTTGCTTGACGGAACATTTTTGCTTCCGCCAGCGTCCGGTTCTTCTGCCAACGAAGCCGGATATATCAGCCGCGATATTGTTTCTGAATCGAACCATCCAAAGCTGACGTTTACTTTCAGCAGACTTCACACGAGACCTATCCCCGGCATTACGATTTTGTGGTCTGAGACGTTGAACGAATACGCCAAAAGCTTTAAGCTCACGGCATATTCTGGAGACACGCAAGTAAGCACGATTACTGTCAACGATAATAACAGTTTTAGAGCCGAAGTCGATTGGGAAATCTCCGGCTACGATAAAATCACTCTTGAGGTTTTGTCTTGGTGTTTGCCTGACCGTAGGGCAAGAATTGAATGGTTCATGGTCGGTTTCAGACTGGCTTATACAAAAAACAACTTGATCTCTTACACTCATGAGTCAAATCGTGACCCAATATCCGGTCAGCTTTCCAAAGATAGCATTTCTTTTTCTCTTGATAATAGCCAACAAACGTGGAACCCTCTGAACCCGCAAGGTATGTATCGATACCTTTATGAGCGCCAACTTGTCACAGTCAGCTACGGAATGGATATTGATGGAACGACCGAGTGGATTAACGGCGGCAAATTCTTTATGTCTGAATGGAGTGTTCCAGCAAACGGCATTGAAGCTTCCTTTGTTGCTCGCGATGCTCTCGGATTCCTGATGGACTCTGCATATATTGGCAGAAAAAGCGGAACACTGTACGATATTTGCATTGATGCGCTTTCTCGGCTTCCTAAAAACACTGCATCTTATTCTATTTCTGATGAGCTAAAGGATTACACCGTAGATATCAGCAAAGAGAATAACTCTTCCTACAAGAACTCGGATATTTTGCAGATGGCTGCAAATGCAGCGGGTATGGTCTTGTACCAAACTCGCGAGGGTGAAATTCGAATCGAACGGCCTACGTTTTTTGCGGGTTCTTCTTCTGAGGTCTATGAAATCGACCCGATGAACAATTATAAATGGCCCGAAATCACTTTTTCGCCTCGATTGAAAGACGTCTCTTGCAGTGTTAACAATACAACGCGCCTTTATCCGAGCAATTCTAACGTTGACGGTGTTACGCAGTCTATCAGCAATCCTTTGCTGAATGATTCCATTTTGGAAAAGGGCAAGAATTCCATGACGGAAGCCTACTCCATTCTCTCCACGCGAAAGAAAGCGAGTTTGGAATATCGCGCCAGTCCTCATATTGACGCGCTTGACCATGTAAAACTCAATCACAGTTTTGGCTATGCGTCGGAAATGTTTGTCACGAATGCAAAGTACACTTTCAATGGCTGTTTTAAGGGAACGTTGGAAGGTTATATGCTTTCGGACATCGCGTCGGTATCTCTTGACCAAAGCTTGTTTTCTCTTCAATATGCCGATTCTCGTATTTTAACCGCGCGGCTGACTCCTGCATCTATGGATTCCCCCGCAATCGGTTGGAGCGCGTCTCCCGCCAACATTGTGCACTTGGACGTTTTGACCAACATTGACGGCGTTTCCACTTGCCGTGTTTCGTATGCTCATAAAGGAACCGCTACTGTGACCGCAAGCGCGGGCAATTCTTCTGCATCTTGTCAGGTTTCCGCAGAAACACCTTATATTACGCTTAGCCAGAGTTCGGCAAACCTTTCTTGGAGTCAGTACAACGACGTTACCGCAACCTTCCACCCGACTGTTTCGAGTGCTCCGAGCATCAATTGGAGCACGAGCAGCGGCGCTGTTCGTCTGCAAGTTCTCAGCAACAGCGGTGGTGTTTCTACTTGTCGCATTTGGTGGAATTCCAAGGGCAGCGCAACAGTTACGGCAAGTGCATTTGGAGAATCTGCAAGCCTGAACGTTTCCACCCAATCTTCTGCACTTTCCAATCTGCCTGATGGTACGATTGTTAAAATCGTGGAGAATGGCGCAGCGGTCGATTTCATCCTTGCGCAGCATAATTATCTTTCCGATCATAACGGTGCTGGCCGAACCTTGTTCGTCCGCAGATATGGGTTCAGAAAGCTGCGTTTCAACAAGGTTGATGCAAACCCCAATCAGAAATATTGGCTGTATGACACCGATTCCGGGGAGAATCGTTGGTTTTATTATTGGGGCAGATATAATGATTTCTGGAACAACTACCATTACGGAGAGGGATATAATGAGGATAAGTATTTCGTGGTTCCTTCTTATAATGACGGCCCTGCTGAAATCACAAACTGGTTAAATGGGGATTACAAAAACCTGTTCAGCGCTTCTGTGAAAAATCAAATGGGCAAAACCGTTTTACAAAAGAAATCGGGATTCACTTCGCAAGTTTCTGCAAGCGTTTTCCTGCTGACCGCAAAAGAGCTTGGAATCGGCACCAAAGGTTATTACGCTTACCCTGACAATAGTAGCGGTGCGCTCCCGACCGCTAAGCAGATTCTCAATAGCGAAACGTCCTATTGCTGGACTAGAAGCCACTTGACTGATGGGTCTGTGGACGGTTTGAGCGGAGACGATGCTACGCGAGCAGAACATGGCATTGTATGTTGCTCTTATCGAGGTTCCAGTGCAAGCGTTTGGGCAAACAACGGAAACGTATTTGCTCGTCCTGCGTTTACCCTTCCTGCAAATCTGGAAGTGGACGCAAACGGAAATCTGATGATTTGAGGTGAAGATATGTCAACATGGATTACCGACAGAACGAATGAAGACGTCCGTCGCGCCGCTGAGCTGACCGGGAAAGGCCGACTGAATACATGGACTGAAGAAGAGCAAGCAGAATGGTTGGCTGGCATGAAAGGCGCTCTAAGCTACACGGACTACAACCGCATTGAAGGTGGAATCCAAGAGATTGCGTCTATCTTGAACGCATCTGTTTCGGTAAAAACCGATTGGGATGCAAATGGATACTTGACTGTCTCGGACGCTTCTCGCTGGCTTGTGAACATTTCCAACATCCGAGCTAAATGCAGCGGCCCCGGTGGATTGTCCGACACGCCGGAAAGTATGAACAACCTGACATATCAGACCATGAACCTGATTGAAACAATTCTGGCCGAGGTAGAGCGAATCGCAAACGACCACTTGCTTTACTGCTCAGAGCCAATATGCGGAGGTGAACCTTACTATGGTATTTGTTGACCGCAAGGCAAAGTATCCGGGCCGATGGACAATGAAAAAGTCTGACGGCACATCGGAAGTTGTCACACTGGTTCGCAATGATGAGCCTGAAATTGAAGGCACTCCCATGAATGCCGAAACGCTGAACACCCTTTCGGACGTTGCTGGTGCAGACGTTGCGCGTATACAAGCGGAAGCGGCACGAGAAGCTGCGGCGGGAAGTGCCAAGGAAGCAGCCGGTTCGGCCAGCGCGGCGGAAAAGTCCAAAACGGCGGCGGCGATGTCTGAGAGCAACGCGGCCAAACATGAGGAAGCCGCAAAGAAGGCGGCTGAAGAGGCCGGGGCCAAGGCGGGGACGGATAAGACCCTGAGCATTGAGAACGCCCCTGCCGACGCAAAGGCCACCGGTGATGCACTGGCCGAAAAAGTGGACAACGATGTCATTTTCGACAAGGACGGCAACGTGATTTTTTACAGCAAAGCCGCTGTGGACAAGCTGCTGGCGGGGAAACTTGGTCTGCACGATACCGCAGACAGTTCCAAAAAATTGAACGGCTATGAACTTCGGCTTTCTGACCATCCGAGTTCTGCAAACATTCTTGTTCAAACTGTCGATGAAGACGGCAGGACGTGCATTGATTGCAGGAACGATGCCAGCATCGGATTAACAGCCATCGTCGCCTCCGGCGCTGGCTACGTCCGCTTTGGGGATGGCACGCAGGTTTGCTGGGGTGAAACCGGACAAATTACTGTAAAAGCAAATTCAACTGTAACCGCCACGATAACCTATCCGGTTGCATTTGTGTCAGGACATTTCCCGGAGCTATCCTTAACGATTGCTGGAAACAGTGAAAACGATAATTATTCAAAACTTGTGCTGCACACTACAGGCAGACTAACCACAAGCTGTGATATCTATTTCAAAAATAGTTCTTTTGACCAGATGTCTCCTATTGCGCAATGGATTGCCATCGGACGCTGGAAATAAGGAGGACACATATGGAAGAAATCATTTTGGGCTACGCCCTCGCCAAGCCCGTGGAGACACAGGAGCAGTGCACCGCTTACGCCGCTATGGCTGAGGCGGTGAATGCCCACAACGCCGCCTGTGCGGTGGGCGACACGCTGTGGGGCATTGAGGATAAGGCCGACTGCTACGAGGTGGCAGAGGACGAAACGGTGCCGGAGCCGGAGCCGGCAAGCGCCCTGCCCACCACAGAGGAGCGGCTGGCAGCATTGGAAGCCGGGCTCATTGAGCTGGCCGCACAGGAGGTATGACATGGTACTATTTTACGTGACGCAGATCAAACTCCACCGGTTTGACGGCACCTTTACCATTGAGGACGTCCCGACCCGCTGGCGGGCCCGCGTACAGGCCGAGCTGGACAAGGAGGCGCAGGAAAATGGCTGATAAGACCATTATGGACGTATCCCGCTGGCAGGGAAACATCGACTGGGACGCGGTAAAGCGTAGTGGCAAAATCGACGGCGTGATGCTGCGCGCCATGGGCAACAGCGGGGCTGGCAAGGCCAGCAAGCCGTACCTCGACCCCTATTTCGCCCGCAACTATGCCGAGTGTGCCCGGCTGGGCATTCCGGTGGGCGTGTATGGCTATTTCAAGGCCGTCACCCGCGCCGAAGCCGACAAGGAGCTGGCGTTTTTCCGCTCCGCGCTGGGCGGCAGGACGTTCCAGCTGCCGGTGGCCGTGGACATTGAGGACGCTTACCAGACCGCCCTCGGCAAGAGCAAGCTCACCGACCTTGTGGCCTACTGCCTGAGCGTCGTGGAGAGCTGGGGCGTGTATGCCATGCTGTACACTGGCCTGTATTTTGCGCAGAACAACCTTTACATGGGTGGCGCGGCGCTGAAGCCTTATGACGTATGGCTTGCCGCCTACCGCAAGGACAAGCCCGCCCCCGGCTGGCCCTTTGGCATGTGGCAGTACACCAGCAAGGGCAAGATTCCCGGCGTGAGCGGCCCGGTAGACCTGAGCCACGCTTACAAAGACTACGCAAAAATCATTGCAAAGAAGGGCCTGACCCGTCTCCGGGAGGGCGCATGAGCGAAAAAGAAGCTTTACTGTGGGTGCTGGGCGTTCTTGGCAGCCTGTGCGCCGCTGCCATCACGATCGACAAGGTGCTAGACATCATCCACAAGTACATCAAAAAAGCAAAAGCCCCTGACGATGCGCAGAACAAACGCATTGACGCCATTGAAAAGCGACTGGCTGCGGTAGAAACCGTTTCCACGCAGCACGCCGCAGCCCTTAGACGCGACATGACGCGATTTGACGGAATCGATGAAGAAATGCGTCTCGTGCTTGTTGGCGTACAGAACCTTCTGGATGCGCAACTGTCCGGCAACAACCGCGAAGGTATGCAAAAAAGTAAATCCGATATCAACAACTACCTGCTGAAAGGAGTAACAAATCATGGAAGCAATCCTTAATACCATTCTCACCCCGCTGCCCGCATGGCTGGCGCTGGTACTCATCGTTGCGGGCGCTGTGTCGCTTGTGCTGGGGCTTATCCGTCTGGGCTACGGCGCAGCGGTCAAAGGCACTGTGCTTGACCTCATCGCAAGGGCGGAGCACGAGATTCAGGGCACCAAGCGCGGCGCAGAGCGCAAGGCGTGGTGCGTCAAGATGCTGCGCCACTATCTGGACAACAGCAAGTGGGGCAAGCTAGTCAGCTGGGCTATCACCGAGGAGACCATGAGCAAGGTCATCCAGTTTTTCTTTGACCGCGCCCGGTCGGCGTTGCAAAAGCAGTAAGGAGGATATCATGGCAAGCACTACATACGAGCATTTTTCCGGGTATGGCGAAACGGTGACAAAACTTCACCATTTTGCCGTCATTGGCAATATGGTGCGCAACGCCGGGCAGCTTCCGCAGCCTTTCTGGCTCGGTGCTGCCTGTGGCGGCGGCTCGTGTGGTGCTGCCCGCTGCGCTGCAAGGACTTGACCGACAGCAGATGACCGCCGCCATCAAAAACGCACCGCTTGGGAGGGTAGACCGTAAGATAGCCTTACTGCGGTACGTTGAGCGGCTTCCTCTGCCGGACATTGCGGCACAGACACATTACAGCCGGACGGCAATCAGCTACCGGCTAAAAAGCATTGAAAAAATGCTGGATGTGTGATACGATAATCTCAATTGGGTGCGATTTCTCACGAAACGCATTGAAGCGGCAGGCTTTCGGGTCTGCCGCTTTTCTTTTTGCACGAATTGTGGTATAATTATCTCAACAAATCCACCCGGCCTCTCGAAGAAGCACATTAGGGTGGATATCTGAACCCGTCAAGTCTCTCAACGATGCGTATCATGGCGGGTCTTTTAAGATGATACAGTCTCCCGCCCGCCTACTTACAGTGCGTACCATGCGGGAGATGATTTTATATGGTGATGCTTATGTGCAATACAAAAGAAGAACAGCTTGCAAGAATTGCAAAATATTATACCACTTTTCACCTGTTTGGCGATTGGTATCTTATTCGGTATTGGCCTAGACACTGCCACAGCTGGAAGCGATTTATTCCGCTGTATACTCCTACGCACATAAGCTGATAAGCAAAAAACTCCCCTGCTTTGCCGAAGCCCTGCGTTCCACGCGGGGTGCGTTGTAGGCAAAGTGGGGGATTTTTTTGTTTTACAGCAGCTTGTAGTGCTCAGCCAGCAAAAAGCGGACGTATGCCGGGCAGTCCCGGATTCCGGCACACCAGTTCTGCACCGTGCGCAGCGGAATGCCCGCGCATTTTGCAAAAGCGGTCTGCGACATTCCGGTGCGGGAGATCAGATCCCGCATGGACAGGTGCGCCAGATCCCAGATAACGGACAGCCGCTCCTTTTCGGCGTCCATGTCTATGCAGCCGGAAGCGCCATCCTCGGCGCTGAGCGTCACGTTATTCAAAAAAATCTCCTTTACGGCTCGCGGATTGCTTGCCATAATAAAAAGTTCAGCGTTGCTATACATGGTATACTCCTTTCAAACGCGGTCTTTCACGGACAGGCTGATTTTGCGCACAAAGCCATCAGGGAACTTCTCACCGCTCCAGAGAGAGCCGAGCTCTCCATCGCCGCCGTTGTCGCGGGGATACTCATAGAAGGCGGTCATGCCCAGACTGTCGTTGATGCGGCGCAGCTTCACGATGCGGTCGGGAGCAAGTGCGATTTCCCGGGTGAGCTTGCCGTTTTCGTCCAGTGCATCCTCGCACAGCCACTGAAGCGCCGAGATAAACTCGTCCATCGTGATGGTAGAGTGGGCAGCCCAGTCGTTAAAAATGCGGCTGTCGCCTGCAAGAACGATCTTCTTTTTCGTCTCAAAGCTGGTCATGATAGTTATCTCCTTTTTTGTGCGATTTTGATTTCCTTTACTGTCTATAGTATACACCCATTGAGTGTAAAAGTCAAGACTTTTTTGATTTTTTACGCCTATTGGGTGCA